GAAAGGCGAAGGTCGAACCGAACGCCGCGAAGTCGCCGTAGAGTTCAATCGCCCCGGTCTGGCGGGTGACGTTGAACATATCCGACATATAAGTGCCGTTGTCGTCATAGCGTCCGAAAGCGATGTCCGTGCCCGCGTTGTTGCCGGTCTCAGGGCGCGGCACAGTATGCAGCACCCACCGATCCACACCGTTGATCCGGAACCGGATGCCCGCCTGATCTGACGGGGTCGGCACATCCAGCGCCAGGGTTGGCCGTGCGTTGGTGGAAATCGTCAATCGCCCCGTCATCGTGCCGCCAGTGAGCGGCGTATAGAGCGGCGGGTTGCTCGGTCCGCTGCTGCTGTAGCCGGTGATGGCGTCTAGCTGGTCTTGCAGCACCAGGAAGTTATTCCGCGTCGCGGCGGTATCGGCCATGCCATACGGAGGCTGCGACGGATCGATGCGTGGTTGATTTCCGCTCATGGCTTCACATCCCAAACCGTTGCCCCAGCATCCCAGACGGTCGCTTTGCCGTCCCACTCGGTCTGCTGCGCGGGCGTCCCTGGCAAATCCCACACCGTATTGCCGCCGTCCCAGATCGTCGCCCCGTCATCCCACCGTGTCAGGCCGGCACCGTCCTTGGTCCGCAGCGGCAGCATCTCCATCATCGCCTCGTAGTGCCCGGCTCCCCAGGCGAAGTTGGCGAAGACGGCGACACTGGTGACGCGGAACTGCATATTGCGCCAGATCACGATGTCGGCGTTCGTGGTCTCGGTTGCCGCGACCAGCGGGAAGATGGTGATGCATTCATAGGTCGATTGCGTGCGCGCCGCGTCGGGTGTCAGGATCAGATCGTCGCCCGAGGCCGCCTGCACCGAGCCGTAGGTATTGATCGCCAGCGGCTTCCTCGATGCCACGCCGTCGTCGCCGACCACCTCGACCTGTCGCAGGACGATGATCGGATCGATGAAGTCCGGGTCCGACAGCAGTTCGACGACGGTGGTGTTTGCCATCTCAGACCTTCCTGACCACGTAGGTGATCGCGGCGCGGAGTTGCCCGGTGTCGATCAGCGGCTTGGCGTTGCCCTCGCCTGCCCAATCCAGGATCGCCTCGGTGGTCGTCTGCCCTGCCTGCTTGGCCCGGCGCTGCAAGGTGCGCAGTTGCCTCAGACCGGCCTTGGTTCTGCGCAGGCGTGCGCGCACCGTGGCGGCCTTCAAGGGCGCGAAGGGCGGCTCCGGGTCGGTGATCTCGGAGACCACCGCATTGCGCGCCAGGATGCCGATCTTGTTCAGCACCGTATCCACGTTGCCCTTGCCGTGCAGGGCGTTCTTCGCCCCCTCGCGGAGCATCCTCTGGGCCTCGCCACGGATCTTCGCGATGCCCTGCGTCAGGAAGGGACGGGCTGGTATGTGCTGGGTGCCCCATTGATGCCAGTAGGCGAGCGTGGCGTTGTTGATCTCGCCCTGCTTGCGAGCGGCTTTGTCGCTCGGCACGCCGACCACCACATCCGATCCCGCCAGCGAGTTGACCCGGTGCAATAGCTCGGCGACGTTATCGACCGTCTTGCGGATGTCGAATTCGGTCGCCATCAGGCTCTCATACCCGGCCTGTTGTTCTTCGGGCTTTGCAGCACCGTCGTGGTGACCTTGTCCCGGGTCTTCTCGTCCATCCACTGCGCGTCGCAGACCGAGCAGGAATAGATGGTGACGTAGGTGTTCGGGTCTTCGTTCACCATCTTGCCGGTGCCGTCATACTCCGGCGTCCAGGCTATGGGCGGGTCTTTGACCTGGGTCGCGACCGAGATACGACACATCGATGGATCGTTGGGACAGTCGTTGCTGCGCTGTGGCATCACATCGTCCCCTGACCATTATCTAGCTGTTCGATGTAGGGCTGCGCCGCGGCCCAGAATTGCAGCCATGCCACGTTCAACTGCTCCATCGCATAGCGATAGGTGGCACCCTGCTCCCCTGGCGTGTCGCTCGCGACCACCCCGAACAGGTTGTTTTGCAGGCCCCCTGGGGTCGTGGTGACTATTTCAAACTGCGTTCCGGGGGTGCCATCATACCCGGCCGACGCCGTGGTGATGGCGTCCTGCAGGCGGCGCATCGCCGCATTGGCAGAGATCATGCCACCGATCATACGATTGGTCAGCGCGCCGAAGGTGTAGTTTCCCATGGTGGAAATGATCAGTGAGGCCATCAGTGGATCGTCCTTCTTTCCAGGGTTTCGACGCGCGCGGCGAGCGCCGTGTTCTGCGCCATGAGTTGCTGCACCGCGCCTGCCAGCAGCGCGCACATGGCCGGGAGCTTGATGCTTTCCATGTATGGCACTGACGACGGCGGTCGGTTCTCCGACGCGTGGTTCACGGCTTCATAGAGCACGTCGGCGACCTGCTGCGTGGTGAAGCCTATCGGCTCATGCCGGTCATCAGCCAGCCAGTCGAACTGCACGAGCGCAAGGCGATTGACCACATCAAGGCAATCGACTTCCGTTGGTCGGATGTTTTGCTTCAGCCGGGCATCGGACGCGTAGGTGATCGGCCCATAGTCGTAGGCATTGTCCATGCGGCAGATGACATCTGTGCCGTTGTGCCAGAAGGCAAAGCCGTGCGCGAAATTCTGCACGAGGTATTGCACAGCGCCGCACTGTATGATGCCGCCGCCGCCCCCTAGATAGAGATTGCCGCTGCCGTCCAGCCGAAGACGGTCGCGGCCCCAGGACCAGCCGCCGATCTCGAAATAGCCGTCGTGTCGCATGCCCATCAAGGTCGCAATGACGCCGTTGACGTTCAGCGCGACGCAGGCATCGGTGTTGCTATTGGCCTGAAAATTGCCGGTGTTGGTGCCGATATTGCCGTCCGGCTTGCTGCCGATGATCTGCTGGTTGCAGGTGATCGTGTTGTCGAACTGCGCGGTGCCGGCGTCGTGGATATAATTGGTGGTGAGCGAATTGCTGTATAGCCCATCCCGCGCGGTGCAATTGCCGCTGGTATCGACGGTGAAATTGACCGTGCCGTTTTCGACGAAGCGCCACGCTCCGTCGGTGCCGTTGCGTGCCAGGTAGTAGTTCGCCGCGATCTGAAAGAGACCAGCGGACGCATAGACGCCCTGGCCCACCAGATTACCGCTCGCTGCTACGTCACCGCCGGACGAGATGGTGCCGTTGCTATGGAGCGTGCCGTTGTTGGTCATATTGCCGGACACGTCCCAATAGGCGCGGCTATTGATGTATCCGGCGTTGCCGTCCATGCCACAGAGATACAGCAGGTTCCCGCCACCCAAGAGCATGCCTGCCGCCGCACCCTGGCCCGGATCGTAGCAGCAGAAAGACGGGTTGTTGTTGCTGCCCTGCGAGATGACGCGCGCGCCCTGCGAGCGGAGGATACCGACGCCGGTCGTGATATTGCCGGAGGCACGGTCGATGGCGAACGGCGTGCCGAGATAGCCTCCGGCGTCAGTGTAGCGGTTGATGAAGAAATTGCTCCCAGCGTTGCCGCCGCTTTCTGCTGCGTTGTCGCCAAGTCCGACGGCCCAGCGAAGATGTCCGGCGCTGTCAAACGCTTCGATCAGGTTCGACTGCCCCGCAGCCTTACTTAGATACATGGCGGTGTCACGACCAACCGCCCATGTCAGGTTCAGCAGCGGCGTGACACCGCCGCCGATATTCAGCGTCCCCGTCATCGTGTCGCCTGCCTTCGACACGTAGTTTCCACTGTTGCCGCTGATGGTGGCGAAGTTCGCGGTCACCCAGCGGGTGTTGGGGATGCTGTCCGAGCTGTCAGGGTAGGCCGGTGTGGGTGTGCTGGTATTCAGCGCGTAGATGCCAGCCGTGTCGGTCCATACCGCCTGCGTGCCGTGCGCCTGGATGGTGATAGTGCCACCCGATGTGCCCGCGATGGTCATCGCGTAGTTGCTGACGTTACTGATGTCCCAAAGCTTCCTGACCGTGGTGGCGACCGGCATCGTCACGGTGACCGCTGCGGTGTTGCCGTAGAGGTAGAGGAACGCGGCATCACTCTCGGCGATGGTCAGCGTGCGCGAGCCGGAAGCCATGCTGATCGTATTCATCTGCTTGTTGCGGTCGGAATACTGCTTGGTGACCGCTTGCAAGGCCGAGGTCGGGTCGGAAGGAAGGTTGATTGGACTGTAGGCGGTGATCAGGCCGTTGGTGATCGCGAATTGCAGGTTGCCCGCGCTGTAGAACCGATGCGGCGAGGTCCAGCCCCAGTAGTCGATGCCGTTGTTGTCCGGCGTGTTGAAGCCGATGTAGCCGTTGGAGATCAGGTTGATGTGCGACGCCTGCCCCGGCGAGCTTGCGGTAGCGACGCTGAATTGCATCGGCGTGTAGATCGTCGCCATCGTGCGCGACAGATTGAGCGCGAAGACGGGATTGGTCGTGATGTCGCCGAACGCGGGCATGGCCGCGAAGTTCAGCGATCCACCGGTCCCGCCGCCATTGGAGATCATCCAGTGGTTGGCATTGCTGCTGTCGAGGATCGCGATGGCCGGATTGCGGAAATCCGATCCGACGATCAGCGTCGTCTCGTAGTTAAAGCCGCTCCACTGCGCGCCGCCATAAGCCCGCAGCCCGGCCATTGCCGTGATGGTGCCGTTTGACTGCCAGCCGGTGAAGCCGCTCTCGACCTGCATGGCGAAGACATTGGTCGCGGCCTGATAACCGATGTAGCCGACGCGCGTGCCAGCCGGATTGAAGAAGGCGAGATAGCCTGGGTTGCTGCCGCCTGCTGCTGGGCCTCCGAAAAGCCCTACGCCTCCATTGGGAGCATACCCAGACACAAATTGACCGTAGGCAGTGCCGTTCCCACTACCATCAATTGCCAGCAAGTCACGCGCGACCGTGCCGTCGGTGTTTAGCTGCGTGAGATGGAACCCTCCCGCACCGCCGCCGCGTTGGTTCATGATCCAGGTAGCGCCGTCGCCACTGTTGGCGTTCCAGCCGATGTAGGTGCCCTGCCCGACGCGATTTGCTGCGCCGAGGATTGCGTTGGTGAAGAAGCCGAGACCCGCCGACACTTGGGCGGTCGCGCCAATCGCCCCCCAGATCTGGAAGCCTCCGGTATTGAGCCTGGCATAGAGCGTGCCGGCGCAATAGAAGTCGTGCGTGGTGCCGCCGCTATTGTAGTTCAGCGTGTTGTTGGTGACGATGAAGCCGTATTGGCCGCCCCACATATTGATGCCATTGGTGAGGTCTTGCGCATTCGTCCCGAGACTGTCGTTGAGATCGATACCCGCATAGAACTTCGCGTGGCCGTGGAAGTAGCTCTGGCCCCAGGTCTCGAACCAGCCGTTGTTAACCGTTGTGTTGCCGTTGCTATAAAAACCACCAGCGCCGACGCTGACCATTCCGCTGGCGCGGTCGATCGTCAGCACCGTGCTAAGCACAGCACCGGCATCGCTGAAGTTCCGTAGCTGTAAATTCGATCCGGCGTTGCTCCCGCTTTCCGTGCCGCTGTCCATGCCGAAGTCCCAGCGTGGAACCCCGGCTCGCTGCCACCAAATCGAAAGCCACGCACCAACCGGCGCGTTGATGGTGATGCCATTTTCGACGGTCAGCCCGGCGCCGTGAATGTAGGTGTTGCCGGTTACGTCCAGGCCATCGGCATTGATCGCCACGTGGTGCGCGAAGGCGACGTAGCCGTTGCTGCGTGTGACGACGAAGGGAGCGCCGACCGGATTGCCGCTGTCGTCCCAGCGCTGAAGCTGGAAGTCGCTGCCCGCGTTGCCGCCACTCTCTGCGTTTGCCATGCATTCCCAGGACCAGCGGGTCAAACCGCCGGTCTGGAACAGCAAGCGCCGCCACGTAGCGGTCGGTCCGGTGAGGACAAGATCGTGGCCGGAAACAGTGAGTGGGCCGGTGAGCGTGCCACCAGTGAGCGGCAGATAGTTGCCGCTGATCCAGCCTTGCGTTGCCAGCGCGCCGTTGTCGTTGCCGTCAACGAAGATGTGTGCGTAGGAACCAGTCCAGGTAAAAGCTATCGAATTGCCGCCGCCTGTGACGCCCTGATAGGAAATACCGATGTTGTGGAGATAGAACGCATTCCCGTCGAGTGTGGCAATCTCCTTCATCGTCGTGGCCGAGGTCATCTGGTAAAAAGAGAAGCCCGCGTTCGGGTTGCCTGAATAGCAGTTCCAGAAATCGACCTCGCCCGGACCGCTCCGATAGTTCCAGGTGATCGCAAGCCCATTGGTATCTCCGGGGAGAAGCCCTCCGGTGTTGCCGGTGACAAAGAAGCCACGATTGGCGTTCAGCTTGATTGTGTCTGCGGCTGCATCCATACGCAGACAGAGAGAGTTGTTCGACCACATACCGATCGACAGCGCACCCACACCTGGACCACTGCTCTGCGACCCCATGATCACGCTGTCGCCCGCTTGGAACAGGCCGTTGTATGCGCCGCCAGCTATGTTCGTGGTGAATTGCAGGCCAGGACCAGCCGATGACCAAACGCCTACGCCGAAATTGGCGCTCTGGGTCGGATTGACGTTGACCGTGACATAGGCATTGAAGGTAGCAGGTGTGTAGAGGGTCAGCGCGGTCGTGTTCCAAATGCCGAGTTGCGTCGCGCCACGCCAGAAGACATGCGAGCTATTGCTGTCCACGTTGTAGTTGAACGACGCGCCCGTGATATTGAACCCGAAGTTTCCTTGGTAGAAGTCGATGCCGTGGCTGAGGTCTTGCGGATTGGTGGCGACGTAGCTGTTGAGATCGAGGCCGGTCTGGAACTTCGCATGCCCGACCAAGGTCGATCCGCCGTCCACCTGGAGTGAGCCATAGGAATGCACGCCGGTCATGGCATCAACCCAGCCGTCCACGTGCGCGACACCATTGTAAATGTGCAGCACCCGGTTCTGGTTGGACGCTAGGCTCGCATCGTTGGGCGCGCCATTGTTGACGTAGAAGTCGAGATATTCGGTGCTCCATCCCCCCGACAGGCCCGCGCGGATCGACGCCACGAAGCGTGGCCCTACGTCTGGGATTGCGCCGCCGAAGGTCGCGTCGAACCGAATGCGGCTTTCCAGGCCGTTGCCGGTGTTCCCTGGCGGCGATAGCTCCAACTGCTGCGAGGTGTCGGTGGCCTGCGAGGCGATGTAGACCGGCGCATAGAAGTGCGACGACACGTTGACCGTCAGCGACCCATTCAGCGTGGTCGGACCCTGGATCGTCGCGTCGAGGCTCGCATAGACGCTGGAATAGAAACCGACCCGGTTGGCCTGTGCCCATGTCAGGTTGACCGTCAGACCCGAGCCGGTGAAACCGGGCGCGGCTGTCAGCGCGACAGGGTTGGCAGGCGGCGTGCCGAAGAAGGCGGGCTGGCTGTCGAACCGGATGCCGGTGGCCGCGCCCGCTCCGTCCGTCGTGGTGATGGTGTAGACGTTGCTGTTGGCATCGTAGAAGCGGTCGTTGACCTGAATGCCTGCGCCGCTCGCAGCTATCGTCACGCCTGTCGTGCGCCAGCCGTTCGCCTGAAGCGCGACATCCTGACCGTTGGCGAAGATATTCATCCGGTCGATGGTCGCGCCATAGCCGAGGTTCATTCCGCCGTTCGCGCGGATGTTGCCGCTGCGCGTATCGAAGGCGATGCCGGTCAGGCCCACAGGGATCGCCTGACCGCCGCATACCGTGGACAGGCCAACGCCAAACCATGAGTTCAGGACGAGGTTCGCGCCAGCGAGCCATGCACCATCGACCTTGCCCGGCGCATTGATGAAATTGGCCCCGCTTCCAAAGTTGATCGGCACCGATCCGCTCATGGTGATCGGGCCGGTCATCGTGCCCCCTGAGAGGGGCAGGTAGTTGTTCAGCAGTGCGCGGATCGCGTCGGCATACTGCTTGGTGCAGGCTTGCAGCGGCGCGGTCGGATCACCGGGCAGATTGATCGGCGTCCATGCCCAGATGCCGTTGCTCGCGACGCGGAGCATCAGCGACGTGTTGCAGTAGAAGTCGTGGACGCCGCCGGAATTGTAATTCAGCGTGTTTCCGGTGATGCAGAAGCCGTAATTCGGTGCCCACAGGGTGATGTAGCCTTGCAGGTCTTGTGGGTTCTGCGCGATCGGATTGCTGAAGGTGATGCCGGTGTTGTTGGTGAACCGGAGCGGGCCGGTGAGCGTATCGCCCGCCTTGAACACATACAGCGCATCGCCCGTGCTCTGGTCGAGGATGCCGCCGGAATACACATCGTAGCGGTTCTCGACCGACGACCAGATGATGCGATCGCCCTCATGGATGAGCATCCCCGAGATGCCGGGGATGTTCGGCGCTGTCTCGGGCACTGCCGGATTGGCGAGCTTCGCATACCACTCATAGGCGTTGGCGTTGGTCGCAATTTTCGCGTTGAGGTCCGGGATGTTCGGCGCGACCTGCCACTCGCCCTGATAGGACGCCGCACTGATCAAATCGACATAGAACTTGGTGGCGGCGTCGTCGGGCTGCACGGGCGCGCGCAGTGTGCCGAGTTGATACCCGTTCATCTGCAACGGGCCGAGCATCGTGTCGCCCGTGATCAGGACGTATTTTCCGGCAGGACTGTTGAGGTCCACGTATTGCTTGGTGGCGGCTTCGAGCAGCAGGGTGGGGTTGTGATCCAGCATCAGGTTGACGCCGTTGAGAACCTGGATGGACCACGGCAAGGCATCGGCCTGGAAATACAGCAGATCGCCTTGGTAGGAACCGGCGTTGTTGAACACACTCACATAGAAGTAGCCGCCATAATTTTCGATCGACCAGCCGTTGCTCGATGTATCGAGGAAGCGGATCGCTGGCCGGGTGCCCTGGATGATGAATTGCGCGCCGAAGCCGCCGGTTCCTTGGGTATTGGACGCGATCGTCAGCGGCCCGGTGAGTGAGCCACCTGTGAGCGGCAGGAAGTTGTTATCGACATACTGCTTCGGCACGGCCTGTAAGGGCGTGGACGGATTGCCTGCAAGGGTGACGGTGCTGCCGAACGTCGCCTGCTGATTGACCTGAAGCGTGGTTTGCAGCGTCGTTGCGCCCGAGACGGTGAGTGTGCCGCTGACGCTGAGAGCGTAACCGAAGGCGGCGTCGCCTGTGGCCCGCGAGACGGTGAACGGCGAGCCGAGATTGCTGCCGGTGTCGGAGAACCGCTGCATGACCCAATCGGAGCCGACATTGCCGCCGGTCTCAGAAGACGATCCGACATTGGTGCCGATGACCCAGCGCAGGGTGTTCGCCGCATTGGTGAACCAAAGCTGCTTCGCTGTGTCCGTCCGCACGATAAGGCTATTCTGCGCAGTGATATTGTAGGTCGCGAGCAAGGAGCCGTTGACCGTCGTGGAGCCGGTGGTCAGCGTGCTATCGAAGGTGACCGCGCCTGTGGCGTGCAGGGTGCCATTGAGAGTGCTGTTGCCGTTGACGGTCAGTGGGCCGTTGATGCGGAACTCGGCGGTCTGTCGCACGATCCTGAAATACGGCAGTGAGCCGATTTGCGCCCCGGTATCGTCGAAGGCCCAGAGGATGACATCGCTGCCTACGTTGCCCCCGGTCTCCGGGTCGGTGGACGGCATCATCAGACGCCACCGCGCGAGGCCGCCTTTCAGCGCATAGATATTGGCTGACGTGTTGCCTGCCGGGGTGTTCATTTGCAGCGTCACCCAGGCCGTGGCGACGCCTGCGCCCAGCACCAGCGGCGCGACGTTGGTGCTCGGGATGATCTGCAATTGTCCGGTCAGGGTGCCGCCGGTCAGCGGGAGATAATTCGCCAGCGCAGCGGAGATGGCGTTGTCGGTGTATTGCTTGGTTGCCGCCTGCATCGCCGAGGCCGGATCGTGCGCCAGCGTGAGCACCGACGATCCGGCGAGGGTGAGCGGCTGATTGTTGACGAAGACCCCGGTGCCGCCGGTCTGGAACGTCGTGCTGCCGCTGGTGAATGTCTGGTTGCCCTGGAACAGCGAGTTGCCGACGGTCGTGATAGCGTAGCCGGAGCTAGGGTTGAATGTCACCGGGCCGGTGAAGGCACCCCCGGTGAACGGCATGAAGGTGTTGTTCGTATAGGTTCGCAGCGCATCGACGTATTGCTTCGTGCTGGCCTGCAAGGGCTGCGTCGGGTCTGCGGCAAGCGTGGCGGTCGAGCCGAACAGCACCGGGGTGTTCAACTGGATGGTGCCGTTCTGACGGCTGATGCGGAAGGGATAATCGATCAGACTGCCGTCGTCGTGGTGGCGATGCAGAATGAAGTCGCTGCCAGTGTCACTGCCGGTTTCTTGGTCGGTCGAGGCGAGTTCCAAGCCCCAGCGCACAGTGCCGAATTTGAAGCCGAAAAATGCTGCGGCGGTGCCGGCCTGGGTCGCGTTGAGCCGGATCGTGGCCCACGCCCCGGCAGTGGGATTGGTAATGATTAGGCCGGGGCTGTTGGAGTTCGGCGAAATGGTGAGCGGGCCGCTCATGCTGTCGCCGGTCTTCATCACATAGCCGCCGCCAGCGATCGGTGCGTAATTTGCCTGCACCCAATGCATCGTCGCGGCTTCCATCGGCGCTTGCGGATCGCGCGACAGATAGAAGGGCGCATTGACGGTGATCTGGGATTGCGTGAGCGACGTGACCCAACGGAACTGCATCCAGACGTTGTCGCCACCGCTGAGATTGTAGATGAACTGGAGAAAATTGCTGTAGGCGCCGATGCCGAAATAAGTGTTCGCCGTAGGCGATTTCCACCAGATCGCCGGGTAGTGGTTGGTGGGAGTGTCCAGTATGAGGTTGCTGCCCCAGCCTGCCGGGCCATTCTCCGGCGCGTTGATGGTGATCCCGCCACTCATCGTGCCGCCCGTCAGCGGCAGGTAGTTCCCCAGGCTGGTATTGAGGGCATCGATCTGCTGCTTGGTCGCGGCACCAAGCGGGTCTGTCGGATTGCCCGACAGGACCAACGGTCCGGTCATCGTGGCACCAGTGAGTGGGATCACCGGCTGCCATGTCTCATCCGACCCGCGACGGCCATATGCCTGTCCGTCCGTCGGCGCATCGGGGATGCCCGCCGAGACGCTGCGATCGAACATGATCTTCTGGCCGGTCGGATCGATGCTGGTCGGCACCCCGATCCACACCCGCATAGGGGTGCCCATTTCGACGCAGAATTCGCCTTCTGCCAGCGAGTTCGGCGCAGGCGAATGATTGTTGGTCGCGGTGCGGTAGTGCTGGACGATATTGGTCCGTCCGGCGCTATCGACCGTGCTCCTGCCCGCAGGGCCAGGAATGAACGCAGCCGGGAAGAAGGTGCCACCGTCCATCGGCATGTCTTATGACCCCCACGCCAAAAACACGCCCCTGGCCCAAGTATTCACCGTGCCGGACAGATCGACCCCCGGCGTGGTGTCCATCAAGACTTCGTAGCCGCCTGTGCCGACCAGCATCGCCCAATAGGCGTATTGCTGACCGTAGATGGTGTAATTCCACGGTCCCCATCCCTCCATCATGAACGACGCGATGTCGGAGCCGACGCTGACCTTCGACACGCTCTTGGAGGTCGGTATCCCCATCGCCATGCCGGCGGGGAACGGCATCCCCTGGCTGCGATACAGGAAGTAGCTCTGCATGGTCAGGAAGTGCGCCGTGATCAGTTCCATACCCATCGTGGAGAGACAGCCCCAGCGGCACGCATTGATCATGCAGCCCGACACATCCAGGAAGCGCTGTATCTGGGCATCCGGGAACTTCACGGTGTCGCCGAAGGCGGGGAAGTCGGTGCGGAACTGACCGACGGTCACATAGGGATTGGTCTGCGGCTGATAGGGTGGCTGGGTGGGATACGGTGCGCTAGTGAGCACGACCGCGCTCATCGCTTGCCTGCCGCCGTCGCATAGTCGCGCGCCCTGCCGACGATCTTGTCGGGAGGACGGTCGGCGGCGAGGTTGCGCTGGCCAGCGGCGTCCTTCTTCGGTGACGGCGGTGCCTTCGGCTCCGGATAGGTGGTCGGCGTATAGCCCACTCCCGAGCCTAGGGAGCCCCAGGACGGCGGTGACCGCCTCTGGGGTGGGGAGGATAGGGACAGGCCGCCTGCGGCGTCTGTGCCGCCTGTGACCGGCTGCGCGGTGGCAGGTGGCGGTGCAGCGGGAGGCATGCTGGCGCTCGTTGGCGTCGCGGCGGCGGGCGGCATAGCCGGCGTCTGATCGCGCTCCACCGGCTTCTTCTGCCAGGGATACCCCTGCTTGCGCGCAGCGACGACCATGCGGCGGATGTCGTCCGGCTCCTCCGAGCGTTCCTCGGCGTCCGGCGTCCCGACTGGCGGCGTAGGGCTTTCGGTCTTGACTGGTCCTTCGTTCGGCAGGTTGCTATGCGTGCCGAAGATGCCTTCATCCAGACCCGGCCCGGCCTCGCCGAAGGTGGCGTCGATGCCGGTGATCTTGCCGGCGTTCTTGGAAGCATACAGCACCGACTTCGCCTTCTTCTCCGAGCCGTAGGTCTCCTCCATCGCGTTGAGGATCTTTTCGCCCTTGGCGTTCAACGGCATGGCTATGACCCCTCTGTCCTGAGAACATCATTGACGGCTTCGACCATCGCTTCGTAGCGCTCGGCGATCTGGAGCGTGAGGCGCTTGAATTCCGCGATGCCTTCCGGGGTGATCGCGTGCGCCGCCATACCGACCTGGAATGGACCGATCATGTGCGTGCAGAGCGCAGCGCGCAGTCCATCCAATATGGCGACTTTGGTGTCGTCCCTGAATGGCATCAGTGACCTACCCAGGATGGCACGGGCGGTGCGGGCTGGTCTTCCAGCTTGTGCCCGGCGAAGTAGTGCGCCGCAGGAACGCCCCTCGGACTTACAGCGGGCGGGGGTGCCGCCTCATCGACCGACGTGTTGTTGCGCGCTGCCCGCGCCGCGAGCAACTGGCGCTGGGCGAAGTCGGCCATGGTCGGCTTTGGCGGCGGTTCCACGAAGCCTTCCAGATGCGCCTGGACATACCAGTGGTTGGCGATGTGCTCAGGCACGTCTACCGGGCCAGGAACGAACTCGACCCGCTCGCCCTCCTGCGCATAGACCGGCTTTTCCTCCTTGGTCTTGTCATCGATCACCGTGCCGATCTGCTTGGGATCGAGTTGCAGGCTGAACGCTTTCAAGACGTTGATCACTGGCACAGGGAGCCTCCTGACAAGGTGGCCTGACATTTTGGCCTGACGATGTGACAGGACATTCTGTCAGGCCATTTTGTCCGGCGGAATGGGGTGCGGCTGGCGTGCGCTCTCGCGGGATAATCTGCCCGCCGCTTAGCTCAGAGGGGAAGATGAGACGTTGGTTGCCGCAGGACCGACTGGATTGGATATTGGTCGTGGTGGCTGTGATAGCGGTTGTCGGTCTGCTGTGGTGACGGTCAGATGCCGTCGCGATAGCCGATCAGTTCGGGATACACGACCTCGATCATGCCGAGGCGCCCCCAGTAGGTCGTGATATTGTAGAGGCTGCGCCACTCCAACGGCGTCCTTTGCAGCGGCGTCATCGGATAGCGGATGTAGTCGTAGTTCTTGGTATACGCGACCATGCGGTTCGCACCCGCAGCACCGCGTCCAGTCAGCCACTTGGCGGGCTGGATCTCCAGGGTCTTGCCCGCCGTGGCGGCGAGGTTGTTGTCCTGGAGGAACCGCAGGATCGACACGTTGCCCGCGCTGCTGACGATGTTGGACACCAGCAGCGAGAAGTCCGCAGGCGGCACCAGAACACGGTCTGGCATCACAGCGAAGGCGGAAGTCTGCCATACGCTGGTCAGCAGTTCGTTGATCTGGTTCAGGATGACGCCGGGGGTCTGCGCGGTGATCGCCGCCGCCCAGGTGCCTCCGGTGACGTTGGTGAGATTGGTCACCAGAGGATGATTGACCAGTCCCGCCGCGCCGACCGTGCTGTCGCCGATATACACCAACTGGTCGATGTCCATCTGGTGCTTCGTGCGGATGACCTGGAACTTCTGGTCATCGATCGGACGGCCTAGCTGCATCGCCGACGCCAGCTCGGGCATGGTGTAGCTGAGTTCCATCCCCCAGAGGAACAACGGCTGCGGTGTCTTGCCGATGTCCAACTGAGCGCCTGTGATCGTGTTGGTGTCCTTGGCGATCCAGGCGATGCCAGCGGGGTTGATGCCACCAGCGGCAGCGAAGCTGCTGTTGGTGTAGGACGAATATTCATCGCCCACCGTCACGTCTTCGCGGAGGTCGATGTCGCGGCCCCAGGTCACCGTGAACAGCGGGCCGTGCAATGTCTGGTCGAGGCGTTCGAGTTCCCCGATCAGGAAGGCACCTGTGCTGTCCTTGGTATACAGGCCGTCGTAGGTGAACATCGGCGACCTGCCCATCGGCGGGCCGCCGTTGTGGCCGATCATGTCCAAAGGCATGACCTATCCTTTCATCAGAGGTTGTAGGCGATCTCGGTCATGCCGTTGGCATCCGCCGGACCCATGAATGTGCCGTTGACCGCGAGCACGGTAGCTCCCGGTGCCGCGCCGGTCACACCGCCCGCAGGATTGCCTGCCGACGCCGTGCCGATGAACACCCCGAGCGGCTGTCCCTTGGCGACCGCAGGACTGGCGGCGTTGAGCTTCACCGTCATGTAGCCCCGCTTCAGCACGTCGCCATGGCCGGTCGTCGGCGGCGTGGCCTGATATAGCGGGTCGTTCATGGACAGGTTGCTCTGGCGCGGATACGGACGGACGAAGAAGCCCGCGAACGTCGCCGCCGTGTCGGTCCCGGTCGGCGGCCTGACCGTGCCCGTCGCGGCATCCATGACCAGCATCACGCCGTATCCGAGCGGCGGCGTGGTGGTGTTGAGCAGTTCGGCCTGGACGGTCGCATCGTGGATGCGATTGACCGCCCCCGGATAGCCGACATCCATGCGGTAGAGGAAAGCTACCACTTGTTGCCTCCTAGGTTGTCAGTGGATCAGTGCTGCGATGCAGCGGGGGGAGCCTGCCGTGCCTGCGCTGCCTGCGCCGCACGGTGCTCGGCACGCTCGCGCGCCGCGTCCCTGGCGTCCTGATGACCGGCAGGGGCGACGGTGCCAGGGGTCGGTTCGTCGGGCGGACGCCTGCCGAGAACCGCGTCACGGATCACCGCGAAGTCTTCCGGCGGTTCGTGGGGGTTCTCACCGACCTCGGCGCGCGCGCCTCGGACCAGCGGGCTTTCCCAGGGGAACATACCGATCGGCAGGACTTGCTCCTGCTGACCGGCGCCATAGACCTCGGGATAGATCGCCCAATTCTCCAGGGCATACGCCAACCTATCCTGCGGTGACGCATCCTCCGGAAGCGGCTGGTGCAGCGGTCCGGGACGCGGCATCACGCCTGCCCCATGCGGCTGCGGCTCCTGCGGTGCATTCGGCGGCGGTGCAGGCGGATTGCCCTGCATCGCGCCGGGTGTCAGTGCCATGTTATGCGACCCTCCTTGGTCCCATGTTGGTCACGCCCTGCTTGGTCCAGTAATCGTGGTTGGCGGAGTTGATGCCGCGCACGATCTCGACCTGCCTGCTGCGATGGGCGCGCAGATCGCCCGCCATGTCACCGAACATCGGTGACGGCACGCTGGCGGCATTGTTCATGGCACGCATCTTCGCCGAAGCGTCCGCGAAGATGATGCGCATGGCGTCGTAAGACATGCCGCCGACCGACGGTGCATAGTTGCCGAGGATCTCCTTGCCCTTGTCGGTCTTCGCCAATTCCACCAGAGCGTTGCGCCGCAGGCCGTGCAGACGCTTCTGGGTCTCCGGCCACTTGGCCTCGCCGCCTGCATCCAGCGTCGGAACCTTGATGCCGGGATGCAGGATTTCGGCCCGAGCGACAGTATCGCGGACGATATTGCCGATCGCCTGGAGGGTGCGGCTCTTGTAGGCAGCATCACCCATCCGGGTCTTCTCCTGCTTCAAGGCAGGATCGGCCTCGACCAGTTCTGCGGACGATGCGGGCGGCTTGCTCATGGTGAGACCGCTTTCGCCGTTCTCATTGCCCATGTGCATGAGATCGCCACCGAGGTCGCTGTCCTCAGACTTCTGCTCGAAGTGCTCCTTGACCTCTGCCGGCATCTCGCCGTCTTCGGTCTCGGGTGTCTCCGGCTTGTCCTCGCCCTCTTTGCCCCAGTTCTTCTTGAAGCCTTCGGGGAGGTCGGCATCGCGGATGCCCATCTTGTCCGCCATGCGGCCAAGCACGGCACCGATGCCCTTCACGCCGTCTTCCAGCTTCGTCACGCGATCAGCCAGAGCGCTGTCGCCGTTGCCGCCCGCATGCTCGACATGGATGTGGACATTCTGCGGGTGCTTGCCCTCATCCCCGTCCGGCTCCCTGTGGCCGGTGTCTTCGTCAGGCGGCACCTGGACGGTGGCCTCCTGTTCTTCCGCCTCATCGGCGAGGCGCGCGAATGTCGCCTTGTCCTTGGCAAAAAACGCGCGGCTCATCCAATCGCGGATGTTCCGCTTACTCACGTCTATGGCCCTCCTTTTCGCCACGCAGCGATCACACAGACAGTCGCTCATATCTCGGCATCCTCGGGTGGCGTATCGAGGCCGAGCATTCCGTAGAACTGGTTGTCATCATCGAACGGGACGCCGATCTGCGCAGCTATCGCCAGCAGTTCCATCGCCGCCTCCAATTGCTCCTGCGACAGCCCGGAGATAGTCGGGCAATCGCCGAATTTGTCCTTGTAGTCGTGAGCGGCCTGCAACGGATCGTCGCTCATGGCTTCCTCGTTTGCTCGTATTTGCCGCTGCCGATGTCGGCGATGATCCGGTCACACTCGGCGCAGAAGTTCGGTGCCAGCGAATGCATGACCGCGCGATACACCTTACCGCCAGGCCCGTTGGTCAGATCGACGTAATTGGCGAATGCTTCGGAGCACTTGGTGTGCGGTCGCGCTGCGTAATAGCTGTCCGCATGCCCCTGGCCGACCACGTTGCCGGTGAGCGACCCGATGAAGTCCTCGAAGTTGGTCCGCTCCTGACCGACCGCAGCGCCACGCGACACGTTGCGCCAGCCTGCCAGCGATCCGCCAGAGAGCACCGCATTCAAGGACGCGATACGCATCGGTTCGGACTGCGCGTGGATTTCCAAATCATCGTATGACAGACCGAGTTGCTTGGCGGTCTTCGACAACGCTCCCTCGGCCCCCACTGTCGGGAACATACCGCCCTTGCGATAGCGTTCGATGATGCTCGCAGCGTCCTTCTTGCGCGCCTCCTCGCCACGGATAAACGACAGCGGCTTCTTGTCCCAGCCAGTCTCCGGCGCGTTGCCGTAGTCCATCGCGTGACCGAATTCATGGCGCCATGTATTGGCGTTGCCCCGATCGGGTTGGCCCATACTGATCATGTGCTTATTCGCCATGTAGTAGGCCCCGGCCTTTTCCCGGTGGCTGATCTCGGTCAGCCTCGGCGTGCGCTGCACCGCCGCCATCGTTGTCCCGGACGCATTGCCCCAGGACTGCTCGTGATAGGCCCGCTCGCGCGGGAGCCAGTCCGTCCTGTTGGCGATGACCTCGGCGATGTTCTTCGGCGCATTCGCGATCGGCGGCGGTGGTTCCAGCTTGGGCGGCGGTTCGATCGCCCTCGGCGGCGTCTTCGGTGGCTCGGGTTCGCTCGGCGCAGGCGGCAGCTTCGGCGGCGTCCTGCCCGCCTCCTTGTAGATGTGCGCCACCAGCTTGCGGGCGTAGCCCTGGACGCCGCTGTGCTTCCACCTGGAAGCCATCTGCATGATCTGGACTTCCGCCTCGTGCGGATCTGTGCCTTTGTCCAGAAGCGCTTGAGCGAGCTGCGCCAGCTTCGGTGCCGCCGTCTTCGACCAGGATGACTTCGGTGGCGGCTCGGGGATCGGTGCCGCGTCCGGTCCCTCCTCCTTCGCCGCACGCGCCTCCCTGCCCGCTGCCGCCCGCTCCCTGCCCGCTGCCGCTGCCTCGGCGGCTCCCGCACCGCCTTCGCCCTTGCGGACGAACTGACCGCCCTTGCCAGAGCCTTTCATCCCTCGTGGATGCTGGTTTTCCAGCCACGAGGCGTCGTCCTCGGTGTCGATGTCATCGTCCTGCGGATAGTCGATGTCCTCGGCGCTGGCGAATTGCTGGTCGAGCATCGCGCGCAGTTCTTCCTCGTAGGCGTCCAGGTCCTTCTGGAACTCGGCAAGCACCTCGGGTGGCACATCGACCTCTGTGCCCTCCGGGACTTCGATGTCGTCGGCGTCGGGCGCGTCGCTCACCACCGTGGCTCCTCAGGGGCCACCTTGTCGGCGACAAGAAGCGCCATCGTCATGATCCCGATGAAGCCACCGGAGAAGAAAGCGGCGAACAGCCAGGGCCACCAGATCATCGGCATTCCTGTCGGTCAAAGGTCTCACCGGCAAACGCCTCACAGGAAGGGGCAAGCGGAGACTGTCTCGCACAGGCCGCGAGGAGACACAGGACCACGATCCATCTCATGGCATCTCGGTCCCGGAAGCGGCGGCGTAGAACGCCATCTCCGCGCCGAGGTTCACGCCATAGTCCCGCTGGAACGTCTGCACGCCGGCCTGATGCAGCTTATCGTGGTGGTAGCGGCACAACGGCACCACGTCCTTGTCGGACGGCTTCAATGCGGTCCCGGCATTCGCGGCACTGCGGACATGATGCGCCTCGGACGGCCACCTGCCGCACTCGGGCACACAGCACGGCTGGTGCCTGATCCAGGCCAGATGGTCAGTATTTGAACGAGCCGACGTAGGCTTTCTGCGCTGCCGCATTGTTATATCTCAGGTGTAGGTGGAAACCGTCATAGCGATAGATGTCGGCGGTCTTGGTGTCAGGGTTCAGGATGGTGGTCATCGTGATACCTTTGACCTTCGGACCATACTTCTTCTTGTATTCGTCCAGGACCGCCTGCTTGCGATCCATGATGGCTTGCAGCTTCTTTTGGTTCCACGCAGCCTTCTTCACCGGACTGGCTTTTGCCAGCCACGCGCGCTCGGCCTTCCCCGGCATGCCGATGGTCGCGCGCCACTTCTGCGCCCCCTTGCTGTTACTCACCAGCCCGGTCTTCGCCTCGATCAGCATGTGGTCGCCGATCAGGTCGACCGGGAAGTTCGTGGTCTTCAGGTTCAACGGCCTCGCGTCCTTCAGGCCCATGAACTGCTTCAGGTAATTGACGATCACCGCCTCGCCGATTTCGCCGGTCTCCAATTTGGATAGCTGCGTCTTGGTCGGGATCGGCTCTCCGGTGAAGGCTCGGGTGCTAGTCTGTTTCAGGCTGCCGACCTGCTTCGCGAGTGCCGCAGATCGCTGCGCCGCCTCGGTGTGCTTGACCGCCGCCTCCTGGGCCTTGCCCGCCTGCTCGCGCGCCTCGGCCTTGCCCTCGCGGCCTGACGCCTCGCGCTCCTTCTTCGCCTGCACGCCCTCGCCGATGCCGCCGCCGGAGCCTTTGACGAACTCGCCGCCCTTGCTGGTCCCCTTGGCCCCGCGTGGGTGCTTGGTCTCCTCGAAGGCGTCTTCGGTGGTCGCCCCGCCGATGATATGTGCCACGACATGCGTGCGACCGCCCTCATTGCTCTTGCTGGCGATCCGATACTGATGACCGCCTAGCAGGACTTCGTGTTCGTCGCGAGTGCCGCCCTGCTGCAAGCCCTGGACATACAGACCATGCGTGCCCTTCGGGGCATGCAATTCCAGGAGACCGGGATCGGCATAGTCCATATTGCCGTGCGCGACCTCGTGAGACAGGCTGGTCGAGGTCATGCGCCGGTTGTTATAGGTCTCCCCGACCTTCATCCGCCGCAGCCGTGCGCCGAGCGTGCCGTGATAGAGCGTCGCGTCGACCGGCGTCCGCGCCTCGCCGATCGCTGTCGAGAGGTTCCGCCGCTGCGTGGGCGACAGGTAATTCGCCCCCCTGGTGTAGGTCTCCACGGCCTCGCGATGCTCCGGCGGCATCCTGGCGATGTGCGCCGCGGCGTGCTCTGCGAACTTGCCCGCTTGGTCCCGAGGATGTTCGCTCTCCTCGAAACCGTCACCAAAAGGGTGATCGATGTCCTCGTCCCACCAGGGATCGATGTCCGTCAGCCACTCGGGCCGGGAGAACTCGCGTTCGATGTCCAATTCTGCGTTGTGATAGCCCTCACGGAACCGCTCGACCTCGCCATGCTCGCCGACATGGAATTCGCCCATGCCGGTCTCGACATGGATGCGGTGACCGCTCGTGGTCTTCCCAGGAAAGTCCAGGTCGCCCGTGTAGACCGTGAAGCCGTCCATGATCGTGCAGCGACCGCCGCAGCGGCCTTCGTCCACCAGCGCCACATGGTTGCAGTGGATGTCCTTCTGCCGCCCGAGGCCCGGTGCCGTCTGCTCATAGAAGGCGTTGTATCCAACGCTGATCGCCCGCTTGCCGCCCTTCACGGCATCGATCCCACGCTGACAGGTGAAGATCATGTCGGCGATCAGCAGATCGTCGTTCAAGTTCGTGCCCCGACGCGGGTTGCTCACATAGCCGATGGCGAGTTCGTGCCAGTTGCCCGGACCCACCGGCTCGGACGGATGGTCGTCGCAGATCGGTTTGCCGATGAAACTCTGGACGCTGGCAGGCTTGAACACCTCCGAGGCGTCCCGCGCGACATGCACCCTGCCGCCCGCGTCGCCTTGCAACGGCGGCACCTCGTGTTCAAAATAAATCTGCGTCCCGGTGCGGGCGATCGGCACATCACGGACGACCAGATAGCCTTCATCCGTCAGTTCCATGTGCGGCGACAGCCGGGAGACCGTGTGCCACTCCATGATGTCCCCCTTCCGGCGTCGTATCAGCGATCTTCTGAGGCGACCGCGCACAGCGCGCTACGACCAGCCATGGCCGCCTGTGCGGCGTCCGCCGTTCTGGCCGTGGGTCATCGTCGCCGTGCTATTCGCGGTCGGTCTGGCGTGGACGATCTTTCGTGCTGTCACTCATGGTCTGTAGCCAGAGTGCCTTCGCCTGAGTGATCGCCGTCTCCCGCAGCACCTCCAGATGTTCGGCTGCTACCTCCCGGCCACTCGCTAGATACGGTGCCAGCATAGCTGCGTAGAGCGGCGCGGCGAGCAGACTGATATGCGTGGCGAAGTCGTCAGTCATCCTCGGGCACCGGATCACCCCGCAAGGCCGCCGCCGCGCACTCATCAGCCGGCGCGAAGCGACCCTGGATATAGGCCAGCCAGCCGCGCAGCCGCTCAATCTCCAGTTTCTGGGCGTCGATCACCGCCCATGAGCCGGTGCCCGACATAGGTTTTGGCGGGCGCGATCCTCGCCAGAACCTATACTGTCTCGATGCAGCCACTGACCCGCCATCAGTCGAAGCCACAGCGCTGGCCGGTCATCCGCTGCACCGCCTCCCAGAACGCCTGCGCCGCCTCGCTCATGGTCAGATTGGTCGGGATGCTGACCTCGCCGGTCTGCAAGTCAATGCTGATCCCGCATAGGCCGAGACGCAGATAGTTTGGTGGATTAGCTTGAATGGTCATGATCTCGTGCCTGGGGAAGACGTTCTGCTCAGCGATCAGCGTGGACGGCACATCCACAAATACCTCATCCCACTGATGGTCGTTATCCATGTCACTCACCTCCATGCGGCAGGCAAGCGGGATGCTCGCCTGCCCTCACCTGCGCGATGTCAGCCGCACCGCAATGGCTGTGCCAGTATGGATCGCGCCACGACACCGCCGCCATCGCGATCATCCCGATCGCAAACACCAGCAGGGCGATCAGTGGTGATCGCAGACCCGGCCTCGCAGGCAACCGAGAAGGACTAGACCAACGCCGAGCAGCGCGAGGGACGCAGGCTCGGGCGCACTGGTCTGCTGAACCTGGCAATCGACACCGAGCGTGCAAGCAAGGATGCGCGGCTGCTTCAGATCATTCCAGCCGAATTGCTGGGTGCCATTCTGCACGCTCTCGAAAATCTTCACGTCGGTGATCGCCTCGTTGGTGCCGCTCACCGCATCAACGCGGAAGAAGTTGGAACCCTGCGTCAACGTGTCAGTGAAGATGTTGCCGAAATTGTCCTCGGCAACGATGCCGACGATGCCTTCGCCAAAGTCCAGGTTGAAGATCATGGTGGTGGCCGCGACAGGCGCGACCATCCTGATCTCCAGTCCGGTCAACTGCGCACCGTTAGCGCCGCCCTGGCTGAATGGATTGCAATTCGCCGTGCAGATGATATCCGCCTGCCCCGCGCCGGTAGTGCCGATTTCCTCTGGACCGTAGGTCGAGCCGTTGCGGTTCAGGTTGAGGAACTGGACAGTGTTGGCACCCTTGTTGGTGTCGCCGCTGATGGTTCCCTGGTTCGAGGTGTGCTGCTCGAATTGCACGACATCGCCGGTCGATCCACCGGCGGCGGTGATCACAAGCGTAGCATTAGCGGCAGCAGGCAGCATGGTCGCGAAGGCACTGGCGAGTAGCAATCTGCGCATGGAACGTTCCCCCTGTTCACGGAGTGATCGTAAGCACCCGCACCGTCGCCGGCAAGGCGATCTGCAACGCGTCGGTGGCGCCGTGGTCCGTCTGCGCCCCAGAGAGCAGATCGGTCTCGGTGACGGTCATCCGATACGGCAGGGATACGCTCACCGTCTCCGCCTGTCCGCCCGCCTCCGGCTCGCTGTGCCAGAGGAACAGGGAGAACCTGCCGACGGCGCTCTCCGCCAGCAGCCAGTCGCAGCGCTCAGAACCTCCGGAGACCTGCACGTCCAGGCTGTCAGGCTCGAATGTCCGCCGCTCATCGTCCTTATCGGGGCAGGCGGTGCAGAGGTTGCGGATCGCCTGCGCAGCCGGACGTGGATTGCTGGCGTTCACCGGGAACAGGCCGCAGATATACACCGTGCCGTAATCGAACAGCGCATACCACCACAGGCCGTCCACGCCGCATTTCGCCGCACGCAGCAACGCCAGCAGGGTGTAATACGCGTCCCGATCGCCGCTCCATGCCTGATTGACCGGAACCTCCGTCTTGCGTTCGCCGACCGCCGACTGACCCCGCTTCGGCCCCACGCGCTGCGCCTGTGCCGACATCGCTTGCGCCGATGGCTGATGGCCGTCCGAATTATACAGCGTCGGATGGAACTCGGTCAGCGCGATCACGTGCTGGCCATACGCCGTCCAGAGGCCGCCGACATATTCGCTGAGGCTGGTGCCGTCGCCCGTGAGATCGGGACAATGCGGCGGATAATAGTGGCCGTTGCCGATCGCCATCGCCTCGTTGACCTCGGCCATGCGGTCCCCGAAATAGCCGGTGATCCAGCCCTCCGGATGCGGCATCCCGGCGACCACGCTCGGCCCCATGGTCGGTGTGGCGTCCTTGTAGACCGCATGCTGGATCGCCATCGTCTGCTCGACCGGCACCATGCCTGAGCCGAAATCCGTGTTCGGCTCGTTCAGCCCCTCGAACCAATCGGCGAAGTCCGCCATCGACAGCATCGACGGCACATCATCCACGTTGCCGTTCGCCGCCACACAGAGGGTGATCCGCGTGTCCGGCAACGCCGCCCTGATCTGCGCCAGCCAGGGCTGCTGGAAGCTCTCGTATCCACTGTAGTGATACTCGCGCAGCCGCAGACTGTGCCCGCTGTCGTTGGTCATCCATTGCAGCGCAGCGATCACCTGCTCCGGTCGATAATCGGCAGGCCAACTGCCCCAGCGATTATTTTCGTCCATCGAGGAGAACGTGTTGACGCCGAACGTCTCCACCACATCGGCGATGCGCATGGCCTTCGTGCCGGTCCCGGACGATGGCGGTCGGTCTGGCTCCGGTGGTTGCGGAGCGGTGCTGCCGTCCCCCTCCAACACCGCGACGCGGCCTTCCAGATCGTCCACACGGACGACCAGGGCATCGAACTCCTCGCGGGTCGGCACATCGACCTGCGGCGTCGGGCTGCGTGCCATGGGTTCACTCCGTCACGATGGGAAGCGCCACACACCGGCAGTTCCAAATCTGGCCGGGATGGCTGTGGTGGTCGGGCGGATCGGACAGCGGCGGATCATCCCAGCGCTGCACCGTGTTATTCAGCTTGCGATGGCTCTCCCGGACCCGCGCATCGCCTGCCGTCTTCCAGATATAGCTGTCCACGCCGATCGATCGCGCCCGCGCCTCGGTCAGCACGCTCGCCGTCCTGGCGGTCTCGGTGCGGGCAATCAGCGTGGCGCGGCTGCGCACCCATTCCTCCGTCGCCTTCGGATGCGCTTGCGCGAGCATGGCTTCGATTTCGGCCTGCTGCTCGGGATAGCGCGAAGCGTGGTTCAGCGCCTCGATGGTCCGTTCGTGGATCCTCTGTGCGGCTTCCAGCGGCAGGCTGGTGATGAGTTGCACCTGATACGCCATCAGGGCCTCGACCATGCCACCGACATACGATCCGGTGCTGCGCAGTTCGGCCCGCAGCGCCGCCGACATGCCGCGCGTATGCCGTTCCCAGGCGGTGCGGTTCCTGCGATCGACCTCAGCGATCATCCGTGCGGTCGCCGCTCTGGCCCACGGGGCGATGGCGGCGGAATACTGGCGCATCGCATGGTCGATGCGGGCGATCTGACCGGGCTGGAACGGCTCTCCCGGTGGCGGTGCATGCGCCTCCACGATATGGGCGACGTGCTGTGCCAGACGACGGAGCGCGGCACCGAAAGACCGCTGGGCGGCATGCTGACGGGAAAACCGCTCCTCGGCGCGCGCCTCTGCCTGCTCCCGCCGCTGGCGCTCGCGTCGCTCCCGTGGTGTCTCAGGACGCCGGGCCACTCTGCGGCACCTGATCCTTGTCATAGACCGAGACGCCGCCATCCAACGCCTGGATCGCCTTGCCCAGCCGCATCGAAGCGTCTTCCAGGTGCCGATAAGCCAGCATGACGTTGGCGACGGCCTCGCCGTTCCATTCGTTCTGCACCAGAGGCCGCAGGCGATCAGCGGTGGATTTGATTTCGCGCCGCAGCGCCTCGCAGTCCGCGACCTTCATTCCTTGCCTCCTACGCTACGCAATGTCGGCTGCGGGGGCGTCCCGCCGCTCGGAGGCCGCATACCACCCGGCTGACCGCCGCCACCACCACCGAACGGTGACGGTTTGCCTTGGCCCTGTGCCCCAAGCATCCCAGGCATCCCCTGCTGCTGCGCCTCCGGGTCCCATGGTGCCGGGGCTTCCTCGCTGTCCTTGATGTCCTTGTCCGTGATGTTGGTGAACCGCCCGGTCATGATGGAATTCTGTTTGAGTTCTTTCAGGGCGATCGTCGTGGTGATGATCCCGGCGTCGTGCAGGAGTTTCAACGTATCGGCGTCGCGCTGGGCGATCTCGGCCTTGGCGTTCTCGTCCGGCTCATCGATCGATCGGAAGCCGAAGTTCCAGGTATCCGGCGGCTGCCTGCCGAGTTCGCTCTGCCACATGACCTTGAATATCCGGGTCAGCGGTCGGCGCACGCGTGCCTCCTGCGTCGCCTTGATCATGCTCTCGTAAATCCGCCAGTCGCTATCGCCCGTGGCATTCATCCCCGCAGGCGATTGTCCGAACAGGCGGGTGAGCGGAATGCCGAGTGCGCCAGCGATCTGCTGGCCGATCATCTGCAAGGTGTCGGGGACGCCTGCGAAGGAATACTGATGCGTCTCGAACTCGTCTTCCTTGTCGATGACCGTCAGGCCCTCATTGGTTTGCAGATACCGCATCAACTCCATGGTGCGATGGAAGCGCTGCTCCAATTCACCGCCGGCACCAATTAGCTTGCGGTAGCCATCTACCTTGTAGGTTCGGAGATAAGCCTTATAGAGAAGCTGGCTGGCGCCCATGGTGCCGCTGTCGAAGGCCAGCAATCGGTCGTAGAGCCGTTCGATGACGGACATGCCCCAGCCGTTTTCTGCGAGACGCTGACGGAATGGCAGGGCGATGCCGTCCATTCTGAGGATACGGCTGTAGTGGATGCGCTGCTTCGGCATGAACGGGGCCGACTGCACCACGTCATAAAAGACCGGAAGGCCATAGTCGGGTCCAAATTCCTGGATCAGGTGGCTATAGGTCGGCTGCACCATCCAACGATCCAAGACGATGAAGCCCTTCAAAGCTCCTTGTGGCACGCGTTCGGGAATGAGCGGCGTCGCCATGTCCTGGCCATCGATCGCCAACACCATCAGCGCGCCGCCATAAAGCCGGGACCATTTGATGGTCTCATTCAGACTTTGCCACAGATACAGGTTATTCATCGCCGTCTGTATCTGTTCAATCTGGTCGGGCGGCGTCTCCGAGTTCATCTGCACACCAGACCGCGTCATGTCGTCCGCCACCACATCGACCGCAGCGCCGACCACCCATGAGCCGCGATATGCCCATTCGAGCAACTGCTGAAGGCGGCTGATCGGGAAATAATTCTGCGTGGTCTCGGTCAGCAGATTGCCAGCGCCCAATCCGATGCGGGCGGCGAAATTCACCACATTGTCCCCGACATAGATCAGCCGCTCGCCCTCGGGGTTCGCTGCGGTGCCAGCGCGCATAGTGATACGAGGCTTCGGTGGCACTTGGTCACTCATCCGCCGCCTCCTTCAGGGTTTCATCGTCCCAGATGCCGGGTCCAAGATCGGGCCAGCGCATCATGGCGTCACCGCACCGCTGGCAGAATGCCTGGAAGACCTGGAGCCTCCTGGCTTTCGGCACCGTCTGGGCAAACAGGCCGGTCACCAAGTGCCCCAGGATGGTCTCCACGCTCTCCGGGCTGAAACGCTCGCCCAGGCTCTCGGCCAGCGCCTTATAGACCGCACGCTGCGCATCCTGCCGCCATTGCTCGGTGCCACCGAGACGGTGCCTGCCGTCCCGGCGCATGACATAGGCCGGTGCAGCGAACCGAGGCGGCTTCACTCCGATCGACCCATCGGCACTGCGGGAACCTTGCGGTCCTCCCAGGTAGCCAGCGGTGCCGAGAGAATGGCGAAATAGGCGGCGTCCTTGTCCTCGGCGTAATAGCCGTCCTCGATCGGCCCGGGTTTCTTCAGTCTCTCATAGCGCCAGCGCAGCTTGGGGAACGCCGCCTTCACCGCCTTCATCGACGGATAGACCTGCGGCAGGAACGCGCCGTCGCCTCCGTCGGTATAGCGCATGATCCGTATGATCCGCTCGGGCATCCGCCGATGCGCGGCATCGCTGATCCGCTTCATAGCACATCTGTATCCACGGGCGCCGTAGAACGCCGCCTCACAGCCGCAGCCATTCCGCCAGCCTTCCGTCCGCCACGAGATTGAACGCACGTGCCGTCGCGTCGCAATCGTCGTCGTGCGGCAATTCCGGGAAGCCTTCGAGCATCTGGAACCACCGCTCGTTCCAATCGCCCCGCAGCACCAGCACGTTGCCAGCCTCACACTGCGCTGAGAACGGGCTGAAGCGGGTGATCTTGTCGCCGGTCTCCGGGCTGAATTCCACGCTATAGCCGGCGAGCATACGCACCATGGCACTGACCTGCGCCTTGCCTGCCTGACCGGGGTCCTGCGGGATGCCGACCTTGCACTGATAGCCGTCGTGCGACGCCATGTTCATCACCCGCCGCTCCACGTCGGCAGGAGTGCCACGGAAGGATGTGGCGTCCATGACAAGATACCGACCGTCGCCGAGCCGCCCCATCTTGACGCTGGTGGTGTAGTCTGGATCGTTCTCGGCGGTCTCTGGCGTGGCAGCCAAGTCCCAGCCTCGCACCACGTCGAGAACCTTCGGCGCGATGTCCACCACCTGGACCCAGGCACGGTTGAAATACAGACCCGCCGAGGGACGGATCTTCCAATTGCCGTTGAGCAGTCGCTCCCGCTCGACCGCCGGCAGCATCATCAGGTTCCCCAGATATTGGGGATCGTTGCGCATCAGCGCCGGATTGTCTGATAGCTTGGCCGCGATAAACGTGGCGCTCTTGATCGTCTCCGCCGATCGACCGGTGGCTGCCATCGCCTGTCGCTTGGTGTCGAACCAGATCAACTGATCATCCGGCCCGCGCACGAAATACCGCTTGGTGCCGCTGCGCTCGGGGATCGGATAGCCGGTGACCGGGTCCCACCACCACTGGATGAATTCCGCCACCCAACTGCCTGCGTCGGCGTTGCACGAGGCTCTGATGTATGGCCGGACGCCGGTCATGCCACGGTTTCTCGATAGCAGGTAGAAGAACTGATACCGGGTGAACGTGGTCAATTCATCGAAGCAGATGCATGGCACCTGCGAGCCGTGCCAGTCCAGCACGGTGTGCTCGTATTCCAGGTGCGACAGCTTCACCGCTCCGCCATGCGGCCATTTCCAGGACAGCGTGTGCGAGATCGGATAGGCACCTGCGTAGGGGAACAGCTTCATGCTCTCGGACCACAGGCCACCGGGGCGGCGTATGTCGGTGGTGTTGCGGCGGAACATGACGCTATCGAAGCCGGGATACCGCTTGTCGCCTGGATAGCGCATGGCTTCCAGCATGAGTGCCCAGGACTTGCCTGAGCCGGCTGCGCCGCCGAACAGGGCGATGTCTGCGTTGCTGCTCAGGAACCGGCGCTGCGGTCCTGGCTGCGGGATGATGCGCCGTTCGCCCTCAGGATCAGGACCGAAGTCGCGATCCATGTCCCAGGTGAAGCTGTCAGGCATCGCCGCGCCGCTTTGCGCCGTCCGCCGTCCACGACAGCGTGTGACTGATGCTCGGCCTGGGTGGATCGCCGGTCAAATCCGCCGTGGCGACCTCGCCTCGCATGCCCATGTGCGCCTTGATACTCTTGGGTCCGATGCCGCCGAGATTGATGCGGCGACCTGTGCGCTTGCCCTTGTGGCTGCCGCCCTTGCCTGCCTTCATACGCCCCATCCGTGATATTTGGGCGGGGCGAACCAGCCGGGAGCCAGATGCACCGCCCATTCCGGGACGCCGACACCGCCTTGCTGGCGGATGAAGGTGTTGGTCCAGCGGTCGGTATCGCTCAGCTTCTTGGTCGGATCGTCGCAGACCAGCTTGCCCCTGCGATGGTTGCCGTCCGTCGTCAGATGCCGAGTAAGCGGTTGACGGTCATCCATATCGGCTCCCCAGGCCGTTGTGCGCATTTCACCAGTTCAGCAGCGGCGGGCGAGACGTTCAAGGTGGCCCTCGGTGGGTCGCCTCGCTTCGTCCTGACGTTGGCCAATGCCAGTGCCACGGCGTCCTCCGGCAGCCCCATCTCCTCGGCGACCTCCCATATCTCCAGGCCGGTCTGTCGCCACTGCTTTGCCCGTCTGCGCTGCTCCGGTGTGAGGATCAGATCGGCACGGATTGCCAGTGTGGCTTTGGCGGTATCGCCGGCATGTGCGCCGACATCGCGTCTCATGCTGCCTCCTCTGCGGTGCCCTCGATCATCGGTGCGTCATCATCGTCCGGTTGATCCCGGCCATTCGACGGCATGTAGAACCTGACCGTTTCGCCTTGCTGGGTCACGGTGCCGGGCGGTGGGTCGTCGTCATCCTTCACCCGCCATTCCTTGTAGTGGACCGACATCCAGTATTTGGCTGCGTTCAGATCGCCGCCCAGACCTTTCTTGACGATCGCCGCCGCCATACGCGCCTTGATGTGCTCACGGGCGTTCTCGAAGTCCTTGCGGTAATACCGTCGCAGCGTGGCTGGTGAGATGCCGAGGATTTCGGCGATGACCTCGTGGGAGATGGCATTCGCCGAGAGGACCTTGACCAATTGTCGGCTGTCCTCGGTGGCCAAGTGTCGCGCTACCATCCCCTTATAGTCCTTACCATCATAGGTTGCCGAGCCGTGCCATGAGTTCCCGTATCAAGCGACCGCCGCTGTTCATGCCGCTGCGCAGCCGTTGGTTCGATGCGTTCGCCTGGGGCGTGCGGACGGAAGAATGGCGCAGGCTCGGTCCTCGGCACAACCTGGAGACCTGCGTGCCGGGACGGGGCGTCATCCTGTCGCGTGGCTATGGCGGCCCAAGGCTGCGCGCCAGGATCGCCTCGGTGCGTGTGGCACAGTCGGACGACAACGAAGGCGCCCGTGCCGTCTACGGTCCTGCGGTGGCGTGCGTGGTGCTGGCCCTCTCCGACATCCGACCGATCAAGCGCCGAGCGACCTCGCGGTCTTCCATCGCCGGGCCGCAATAGGCAAAGTTGGCGTTGGGCCGTCCACCAAAGCCTCGGCGGGGAACACGGGGGTTGATGGACGGCTTGAGGTTCGGCGTCGAGATACCTGGTTTCTTGTGCAGCCGCCAGTTGGGACTGCGGTCGAAGGCTCGGGTGAACGACGGATGCGCCGTCGGCATGTGATAGCGGTAGCCGATCGCCTTGAACGCCGAGGCGATGGTGTCGTTGAGCACGAAGGCCAGACCGAGGCCCTGGAAGTCTGGCAGGGTCACGAGGCGCGACACGCCGAAGATGTCGTCGGCTTTCACCGCAGGCCGCCACATCACGCCGAGGAAGGCAGCCGGCTCTCCGTTGACGCTGAGCACGAAGCACCGGGCATTCACATGCAGGTTGGCGGTCAGATAGTGAAAGCGAGAGAAGGGTATCCAGGCAGAATGGGCAACGCGCTGGATCGTGCAATGGAGCGCTGGTCGCCGTAAAACCGACCTCCATCGGAAGGTCATGGTCGCCGGCTCAAGGATCCAGTCCGGCTGAAGCCATTCTTCCAGGTCGAAGTGACAGGTGGCTGCGACGAAGCGGTGGCTCGGGTCCTGCCGGATGTATTTCGCCACCGCGTGTGCGCCGATCTGTGCCACCTGACGGTCCACGACGGAGGTGAATTCGTCGCACAGGACCAGATCGCCGCCTTCCAGCAGCCGCCGAGCGAGGTCTACACGGAACCGCTCCCCGTTGCTGAGCACGCCATACGGACGCAGCCATGCCGGTATGGTGTTGAAGCCGACAGCTTGGCAGATACGTGCCAGCGCTTCAATCGTGATCGAGGGGTCGAAGTCATCGATCACCGACGGCGCTTGCCATGCGAAGTCCAGAGGCTCGCCGAAGGTCTGGCGCAGGATGGTGCTCTTGCCTGATCCAGACGGTCCGACGATCAGACCGATCTGCCAGGGTTTCAGATCGATCGGCAGTTCGCCGTGCCATTCCAGGTGTGCGCGGTCGGCAGCCGGCACATCGAACATCGATGACACCTGCTGGGCGCGGATGGACGTGGAGATCGGGGTGTCCACGGCGATGTCGATACGTGGCATGGCTATGGCTCGTAGGTGATGCTGCCGTCAGGCCAGACGATGGTGAGGAGGCGTCCTGCCGCCCTGGCGTAGCGTATCGTCGCCCAGGTGCCGCTGCGTAGCTCCTCGACCATGCGCGCCGGGGTGGCCACCAGTTCCTCGACCGCCAGGGCGATGTCACGGTCACGCCGCAGATAGTCCGCCGACTTGATCCCTTTCGCCTTGTGCTCGATCAGCCTGTCCGCCGGGATGCCGAGGGAGAGCGCGATGCCGACCGCCTCCCGATCCGACCCTCTGGCGCCCCCGTGGTGGACGTAGGAGGCCCTGCGCAGGATGCCCCGCACCGCATCGGCCTGCGCCGCCGTCATGCCCTCACGGGTGCCCGTAAAGCCGAGCACGGTCATAGGATCAGCGGCCTCGCCGCCAAGCCTCTGGCCTGGAGGTCTGCGATCAGATCGGCTTGTTGCCGTTCACCGTCTGGACACTCTATGACCACCTGATAGCGCAACGTGCCGTCCAACATCGGTGATGCCGCTGTAGACCGTCCGAGCAGCACATCCAACTGATCCTTCGGGAAGCCGGTCAGCGACACGTCGAAATTGTCCATGGACAGCGCCTTCATTTCGTCCATGAGCAACGCACGATCCCAACCACCGTCCATCGCCAGACGATTGTCTGCGATCACGTAGGCGCGGCGCTCGGTCGCGGTCAGGTGCGACAGGTCGATGGTCGGTCCCTGCCAGGGGTCGGTCGCCCCTTTGATCGCCTCACCTTCGTGGGCCATGAGCAGCGCTGCCGACAGGCGCGCATGCCCGGCAATCATCGTGTCATCCGCGATGAGCATGGGGTTAGTCCAGCCGAAGCGCGCCAGGGACGCTCTGATCTTCCGTATCTGGTCGGCAGGGTGCGTGCGGGCGTTGCGCGCATACGGCAGCAGTTCACGCAGGTCGCGATAGACGACCGCCAAAGGCCGCGTGGATACCTCTGTGATCATTCCCGTATCCCCGTCCGCGAGTTTCCCCTGTGGCAGCGACGCTAGAGCGGATCAGCGCTGAATTCCAGCCTGTGAAATAAAATTGCGCGTTTCCGCTCGTTTTTCGTTTGGAGAGCACAGCGAGCGTCTGGAAGTCATTGATTTTGCAGGCGAATAATAGCGATTGAACCACCACCCCAGGGTGCTAGCATGTCAATGAATTCAGCTAAGACGTTGAATTGACTAGCTCTTTGACAAGTGAATACGGGTTGCATGTCCTCTCACCCATGCGGGTGACGCGGACGGGAACCGCTTCGGGAAGCCGGGAGGCCAAGCGCGCGAGCGCAGGTTGAGCCAACCGCCCGGCAACATAGCGAGCGGCCACGTCAGAGAATTGCCGCGATGGACTGCCGACGACCACTGCCGACTAACGCGAGGGCAGCGGTCACGCAACCCGGTGACTTGTCAGGGTTCTCGCCCTGATATTTGACAAGTGTATATGCAATGTCTGCCACGATCCTTCGGAGCGCCGTGAGGCCGCCCCGCATTGACGATCGCCGCAACACCCGTGCCGATGGGGCCGCGCGCACCGCTGCGCATCTAGCGTCCGCGCCTAAGACGAAAGCCGCACCCCTGAAAGCCAGTCGTTGCCGTCTGTAGAAGACCGATCCGCCGTGTCGCATGAGAGGCAGCGTTGCATCCCTCACTTGTCAGAGCCGCTTTGTCATTGTGCATCGCCTGATCAGACCGCTGCCGCAGATACATGCGGGACACGGTCCGATCCCTTTGGTGTGTCCTTTAACCTCTGTTCAAAAACAAACGTATCCACGGAGCCAAGCGCGTGAGCGCAGGTCGATCCAACTCCGTGGGTGCGTGGGTAATCAGCTTGATACCAGTTGCCAAGCCTGGCGCCGCGTTGTGCGGATCGAGAGGCCCCATTGAACAAAGGACTAAGCCATGTCTGCCCAGACCATCACCGAGCGTTTCGCCAATCGTGCCGTCACTCTCGCCCGCCGCAAGGTTGGCGTGACACGGGTTGAACTGAAGAAGTTCAACAAGAGCGTCGGCTGGTTCACTTACCTGCAACGCGCGGCATTCGAGACCGAGACGGTCGAGAGCCGCAACATTGACGGCGTGACCACCTACTTCGTCCGCTAAGCGATCAGCGATTTCCCCGGCGCGCCGAGCGTCGGGGATTTCGTGTGCTCACTTTCGAGCGTTGAACAAAGGACCAAAGACCATGACTACCCAGAACATCTCCGCGACCTTCTCAGCCCGTGCCGTTCGCATGGCGCGTCGTATCAACGGCGTGCGTCGCAGCGAACTCGCGAAGCTGGCGAAGAACATCGGATGGTTCACTTACTTGCAGCGCGCGGCGCTGACGACCGAAACCGTGACCAGCGTGCCGCTCGGTCGCGATGTCGTCTATTTCGTGCGCTGAAGGAGACGGCCAGTGAACCTGAACATGCACAACGGCTACGTGATCCCGGTCACGACGGCTTACAGCCGGTTCGAGCAGCGCGACAAGCTGTCCCGTATCTGGCTGCTAGAAGCCATCGAAAGCCTGGAAGACGCCGCCGATCGCGATGAATACTCCCACATCGCCGATGATTGCCGCGCGATGGCGACTGTCCTGCGCGTCCAGATCGGCGCGTAACACGAAACCCACCCCGCTACGCCGAGTAGCGGGGATTTCGTGTGCTCGCACACCTGCGAGCTATTGAACAAAAGGACAAGAGTATGACTACCAAGAACCGGGCGTCGCCATGAGTGACGCCCTGACGCAACTCTCTCGCGTCCTCGGTATGCTTGGCTCGCAGCACGACGGCGAAGTCCTGAATGCTGCCAGACATGCTGAGAGGCTGCGCGTGAGGTTGAACAAGTCCTGGCCCGACCTGCTGAAAGGCGGCGGCGGTTCCGATGCCGACTACATGATGCGAGCGCTGCGGGCCGAACGGCTAGTGGCGCAATTGACGCAACGTGTAGAAGCATTGGAGCGCGAACTGCGCGGTCGTGCCGGGTCGATCACCGACAGTCCCGATAATGGTGGGCTGTCGGCTGAGAAGGAGCGCGACTTGGTCGCTGCGCTGTCCCGATACTCGCATGACAGCGCGTGGGTCCGCGCCTTCACTGGCTGGCCGAAAGGTGTCGTCGTCCTTTACACGCTGCAACGCATCGCCGCCAAACACGGCATGCGCGTGCAACAGTATGGACGCGGCAGCTATAAGTTCGTCCCTATCTGAGAACGGAAACCCCGTCGCGCCGAGCGGCGGGGATTTCGTGTGCTCATTGAACAAAGGACCAAATCACCATGACATTCCGTGCATGGCTATTTTGCATGGGCGCTTTCGTCATCCTGGCGCATCTTGTCGTATCGTCCATCGATCCGACCGCCGATCGCCTGCACGATGCACAGGACAAGGTTGAAACCTTGCAGCGTGCCAGCGCGAATGATCCGCCGTTGACTGCGGATCAGCGGCGTTACAACGCCCGGACGATCCAATGTCTCGCCGATGACCAAACGCTCGGCGCAGACCGCAATGTCTTCTTTCGACCTCCCTGCGGCCACACGATTGCTGGCGGCGGTGAGCGTGGCGAAGAAGCCCGCAAGCAATTGCCAGTAGCGTTGCGCGAGCTAGCAGCGGCGAAAGCCGCCTATGCGCAAGCTCACAAGCCGAACTGAACACAGATGGCAGCGTCCGAAAGGGCGCTGTAATGGGCCACGCGTCCTGCGTGCCGGTCCACAGCCCGGATCAAACCATTCCATTGAACAAAGGACCAACCGACTAATGTCTGCCAAGAACCATCCGTTTACCGTCGTGCTGATTGAGGGCAACGACAACGCGTCTCCGCATGAAATGGCGACCGAACCTGTGGTCTCCGTCGTGCGCGTATTCGCGAAGGGCAAAAGATCAGCCGTGACGGCTGCGGTCAAACAGGTCTCCGATGAAATCGCCGCAGGTTGCAGCGATAACGAAGATCCTGCCGAAATCCTGAGCGATTACCGCTGGCTGCCGATCGCGATATTTCGGGGTCATCCCGACGATCTCGCGGACGGCACCACATATGACTGGATGACCGCATAGAGTAGAGGCGACCTGCGACCGAGCGGGCCACGATGCGCGAGCGTCGTCGCCCCCTCGGCCTGGGCCGCAGTTGGCTACAGGGGCGACCGCCGAGCGCGGCGTCTAGCGTTGAACAAAAAGGACCAAAGCTATGGCTACCAAGAACACTGCCCAGACTGCACCGCTGTCTCCGATCCAGAAGATGGCGGCTCGTGGGTTCGACCTCTTGCAGCGTGCCAACGGTGTCACGCGTGCGGAGTTGGTCGAACTGGGCAAGTCAGGCGGCGCGATCGGTTGGAAGAAGTATCTGACCATAATCGCTGCCAAGCAGGGTTTCGGCGACGAAGCCGTGAAGTCCTCCGACATCGTGGAGGACGGCTACATCGTCGGCACCCGCTACACTCTCGCTGCCAAGAAGAAGGCGGCGAAGGTGGCGGCGACGCGCACCGCTTCGGCGGGACGCAAGGTCGCGGCAAAGAAGTCCGCTGCGAAGCGGACGCGTCGCGGCTGACCACACCAGTCTGACAGAAATCGGCGGGGGCTTCGGCTCCCGCCTTTTTTTGTGTTCATGCGGTGGATACAAAACCATCCACGGCAGACAGTGTGCATACGAATGTGTCCCCTAGATAGAAGCATCGTGCGCGGTGCTTCTACCTCGGGTGACCGAGGGTCCAAGAACAGAAAGGACCATGCATGCCAGACTTCAAGTCCATGAAAGACTTGTGGAACGAAACCTGGGCGTCACGCGATGAAGGCGAAACCGAATTGAAGAAGGCTGGTTTCCCTGTATCGAGCGACGATCACGAATTAGGCGAGATAGGCGACGGTCGATGGCATCTGCGCAAGCCACTTGCGAAGAAGGCCAGCGGTCCGAAGCCCGGTCGCGAGACGTTGCGCAAGAAGGCGGCGCGGATGGCACAGGCAGATGAGCAAGCGCCCGCGTTCGCACAGGAGCCGGAGCCGAAGAAGAAGGCGAAGGCGCCTGCGAAGAAGGAGCGCGCTGTGCCGAAGCTGGACGCGATTGCCCGAGAGGGCGTTGAACTGGCGAAGCGCAAGCAGGGCGTTCCACGGCCTGATTTGCTGAAGCTCAACGATAACATCGGGTGGAAGTCCTATCTCGCACGCTACGGCAAGCGCGAAGGCTTGCGCGTAGAGGTCGAGAAGAACAAGGACGACGTTATCGTCTACAAACTGGTCAAGTAGCCGAAACTCGGACGGAGTGGGCGCGGCATCTGCGGGTGTCGTGGCCCACTCCGCCTCAGTTTCGCTGGGGCCGCCGTAGAACGGCGGGGATTTAGAGCAGAAAGGTTATGCACCATGAAACCCGACAAATCGGCGGGCGGTCGCTATTGGATGGGCAGTCAGCCCGAGCAATGCGACCTCTGCCAAGCGCCGCTGGACGGCGAGTTCGTTGACGGTGCCACAGTGCGTGGTCCGTGGGCGATGATGTGCGTCAAGTGTCATCGCATGTTTGGTCACGGCCTCGGAATGGGTCGCGGCCAGAGATATGAACTCGGCGATCAGGATCGCTGGTGGAAGACGGGAGGCTGACATGATGACAGTCGATGAAGCCCGGCGGATTTGGAAGAGACTGCCGACGCCAGAAATCGAGGCAGAAGCCGAACGTCTAGTCGGAGAGGCACTGGATCACGGCTACGAACTCGATCTGTCCGATCTGCTGTTCCTGGCCTTTTCCGCTGGCTTGAACGCCGCCGACAAGAACGCCTGACCCGAGAGGCGCGCATCCGAACAGGGTGCGTTGCCTCTCGGGCCTGTCGTTCACCGACAGGGTTTCCGAACACGAAAGGACACGACTATGGCAAGACCTGCCAAACCAAACCTTGATGCCTTGCTCCATCAACTGAAGCTGGCGTCCAACTCCGCACGCTCGGCGGTCCACGCCATGCAACTGCGTCAGTTGGAGCTTAACGAGCGGCAGATGCTTTCGCTGACCAACATGGCGGAAGAACTGATGGAGACGCGTCGTCGGTGCTTTGTATTGGCGACCGCCACCAGTGATCGCCTGTATGGCATCGTGGTTCCGAGTGCCGCCCGTTCCGGGTCGATTGTCCACGCCCTGTCCCCTCGCGAGATCGATCGCAGGCGGCGCAAGGCGAAGGTGCCACCGACGAAGGAACAGGCCGAGCGTGACACCACACGGCGCAGCGCTCGCAGATAAACGGCACGAACGAGGACGGAGAAGACGTGAGTATGTCTATGGGGGAACTAGACATCAGGCGGCAATCGCGGCGGTTCGCTTTGTCGCTGCAATTGGATCAGCAGATCAGACGGAGCCGGGCGCTCCGTGTCTGGTCTGACATGCTCCGAATGGAAGCGGTGCAGGCGATCCTGCGATCGATCGAAGCCTGCACCGAAGCCAGACTTGCACGCCTGGGCAGGACGAAGAACCTGCCAGACTGACCGTGACGGAGCGGGCCTGCGTGGCAACGCGCAGCGCCCCCTCCGCCTCAGCCAGTCGGCTTGAGGACGTGCCTACCATTGAACAAAGGAACTACGGACTATGAGTGAAACTACCACACCAGAGATATGCTCGATTTGCGGACGCCCGATCCCTCTTGTGGGAGATTGGGCGCATGGCGACAACGCTATGCCAATCACCGATGGACGTTGCTGCGGCGATTGCAATCAGAACATCGTCGTTCCGGAGCGGCTGAAGCGGATGCGAACCAAACAGGACCCGCGTCAAGTTAAGCCGTTTCATCCATTCCCCGGCACCGACGAACAGGTGGCGAAGGGGTGGATGAATATCCTGCTGGAGCCGGAAGGCGACGGCGCTGCGGGCTACACTCAGCCATGCCCAGTGTGGCTGAATACCGCAGAGGTCCACAATCTGATTGTGATCTTGCAGAAGGATATCGATGGCCGTTCCTACTATGCCGAAGACGGCACGTATCTGCACGCCAAGCGGATGCTGGTCGAATTAGCAGAGAAGCTGGATGCGTCGTTTAAGTCGGCGCTCCGGGGTCACTATCGGGACGGACGGCGGCGATGAGATCACATTACTTCCTGATCGAGCATCCCACACGCGGCGTGTATTACTCGACCGAATACGAGTTCCATCCGCGTGGCTCTGTGCCGAAACATCACTTCTCCTGGTCCAAGCCGCGCACCGATCCTGGCATGAAGAGGTTCTACAACCTCGAAGAAGCCAAGCGGGTGTGCAGTTTGATGATGATCCGGGGATGCTACGTGCTCGAACTTTTCCGCGAGCGCGGCAAGCATCCGGTTCGTCATGTGCCGACCAAGGATGGATGGGTCGAGCGTAGCGACTGACCGTGACGGGGACGGCGCAGGCGAAAGTCTGTGGCCGTCGCCGCCTGGGCCAGTGTCCAGGCACGCGTGAGCGTGTGAACAGGAAAGGACAAACTACACGATGAAAGCCATTTTCATCGATGCCGTTAAGCAGGAATTCCGTGAGGTCGAATATGACGCCCTGGCATCCGCCAGCGGTGCCCCGACCATGCAGGATCACCTGGGAGGCTGGATCGACTGCGCTTTCCGGTTTCCGAACGGCGATGTGCTCTATGTGGACGAGGAAGGGTATCTGAAACCGACGATGCACTTTTTCATCTGCTCATTCCGCGCCGACCAGCCGATGGCTGGATGCGGAATAATTGTAGGCCGGGAAGTCGAGGACGACGATGCGCCGGGCGGGTTCTACACCCTTCCGCCGCAGACCAAGATCGACTGGCTGAAACGCAACATCGCCTGGATGACCCGCGAGGGTTTCGACCACTGGATGTCGCTGCACAAAGACGATCCTGCCGGTTACATCAAGATCGTGAATAGCAAGGGCGAGGTGGTTCGCACCGAAGTCCTGCACACGTATGGCGAACTGCATGACGGCATGAAGAAGGAGGCGGACAATGATACCGGGGCGTGACAATCCAGACCTCGGCAATCAGATCCGTCGCCATCGCGAGCGGGCGAAACTGACCCGTTTCCAACTCGCCGAAAAGCTGGGCTGTTCCGACGCATTCATCGCCATGATTGAGCGCGGTAAGGGAAGGCCGGGACCGGACATCTACAATGGGTTGGTCGAGATATTCAACCACCCCGAGGTGGCCGAGCCTGCGACGCGTGTGCCGTTCAACGAGCGGGCGCAGGCAGCGGCGATACTGCACGAGCAGGATGGCATCCTGCGACAGCAGCAAGAGGCCAGAGAGGTCACCGCCTTGCGCGAATTGACCGCTCGGGCAAGCGAGGTTCTGTCACTCGAAACCCTGATCCAGATGATTGTGGAGAAAGGCTACGAGGTGACGGTGACGAAGCGGACTTCGTCGTAGCGTTCCTGACCAGGACCAGAGCACCCCATGCAGCGATGCGTGGCGGTGCTGTGGCCTCGGCCAGACAATCTGCCGGGGACTTCACATTGAACCAGAGAGGACACTACACACCATGGCTAAGAAGCCAGACAAGCGTGACAAGAGAGGACCCACGCTTGCCGACCGTGTGCTGGCTAGGACGCTTTCGGCGCATGAGAAAATCATCCATCCGAAGACCTACGACCAGCTTATGCAAGGCGTCCGCAGCGCCCACCGTTTCGTCTTTGACGAAGAGGCGGCGCGGCGGGTCGCCCAGGTCGTGCTGGACATCCCCTCGTTGTTGGTTCGCGAGCATGGCTTTGCCCGCGCGCCATTCGAGGTCACCTGGATCGAGTATCCTTCATACGCATACTGGAACAGGCTGCACGACGCCGACCCGGAACGCTATACCGGGCAAGGCGAATGGGGCGACAAATCGACCGCCGATCACACGGTCGGCTACCTGATCGACCACAACCGCATCAACACGTTCGTTGGCGGCACGGTGACGGAGCCTGATCTGCTGCCGGATATCACGCCGATGCAGTATCGGCTGCGCACCGAGTGGGATGTCAACGACCAGATCGAGTTCGCTCGGCTGGTCGGGTGCTCCCGCATGATGCTGGACATGATCATGTGGGGCAGCACCTATGACGTGCTGTCCGACGACGAACGCAGGCTGCTCCGTGCCTACAACGTGATGGAGCAGACGCCGCTGAACCCGAGCCATCGCACATATCACACCCTGACGGCAGATGCCGGCATGGGGGCGGCAGCGCGTGGCTCGGTCGGCGACATGCGCACCATCATCGCCCTGCTGTTGATGCTCAACCGACCGTCGCTGACCACCTACAAGCAGACATTGCCCAATTCGCACGGGTTCATCCGTGGCAAATACCGGGCGTATCTGAACCATACGACAGTGACGATTGCGATCGATCCGGTGCCGACCCTACGATTGGTCGGGACGCCTGCCGGTGACGCGGTGGCGCGTCGCAGACATGAGGTGCGCGGTCACTACGCGCACAACAGGGAAGCGCGAGACTATGCCAAGATCGCCGGTTGCATCCACAATTTCGAGCCGAACCACGGACCGCCCAAGTGGCTGCCGTGGCCCGATGCCGGACCTGACGACCCGGACAATTGGGTGTGCTCGGAATGCGGCGGCAAGCGCTGGTGGATACCGGAGCACGAGCGTGGGGACGAAAGCCTCGGCTACGTCATCCACGACGAATACAATGTGGTCCGTCGCCATAAATACTGATCCTGACGGAAACAGCGGCGCCCGTAGAACGCGGGCGTCGGCTGCTTCCGCCTCGATCAGAGATCGAGGGCATCGGCATAGTGCCGGTGTGACAGAGGGAAAACACCATATGAAGAAAGCACTGCTAGCCGCAAGTGTGCTCGGCGGGATGGCGCTTGCCGTCTCGCCTGTGCATGCTGGTCAGATCATCAATTTTGCCCAGGTGGGCAATGCCTCTGATGTGACGGCCACGGACACCGCTGGGGTGACAACCATCTCCATCAGCGGCGCTCTGGTGACGGTATCGGCTATCTCCCCAGATAGCTCGATCTCTGCGCCAGTGGCGGCAGACGTGACGTTGAATGCCACGAGCATCGATGCCGCCCAGGCTATCGGGGCGTCGATCTTGCAGCACTACAGCGGCACGTTCTCGGTGACGACGGCGGTTGGCGGCGTCAACCTCCTGAGCGGTTCCTTCACTGACGCGGCGTTTGGCGCTGGTGGCGGTCCTGGTCTGGTGGTGAACGTCAACAATCCGCCTGACACCCTGAACTTCAACAGTGCGACGATACCGGCGAAGGATTTGCTACCGCCGTCATCGTTGAACTTTGGGTTCACGGCGTTGACGAACCCGCTGGCGATCGTCAACGGGTCGATCGGTAGCTTTGGCGCGGCCTTCATCGGCAACGCCAGTGCCACCCCGCAGGCTGCGGCTCCGGAGCCTGCGACGCTCGGGCTGCTCGGTGTCGGTCTGCTTGGCACCGTCGCACTCGCGCGCCGTCGTCGCGCCTAACAAGTCTCGTTTACGCTAGACTAACGGGGGAGGGCCTTGTGCCCTCCCTTTCTTTTTCTGATCCGGACGCAGGTAGCATACGCTATCTGCGCCTCGACCAGAGTGGACGGGGAATGAACAGAAGGACACTGAATGACAATACCACCAGCATTTTTCGAGGCCATCGAGGATACGTCTGTGCCGTTCAGAAAGCGGCTACAGCACGCGATTTCGATGACCACTGGCGATGCGGAACACGCCGCCGAAATCAAGGCACATCCCCGCTGGGATGCCTGGGTCAGTAAGAACCGGGCCGCCCTGACAAGGTTTCGCAACCGCATGGCTGAGAAGATCGAGAAGGGCGATGCCGACGGTGTTCCCTTCTCGGAGATGGTCGAAAGGCCGTTGATCCGAGCGATCCTCGAAAGGATGCGACAGACCGGCGAAATCGACCGCACTCTGTCCAAGGTTATCGATGGCGTGACACCGGCTCATTGGACCCTGATTTACACCAGCGATGAAGGTGTCAGCATCCTCACGTCCCTGTCGGTCGAAAATACCATCGACCTCCTGGAAAACACCGTGGAGGGGATGAAGAGTGGGGACAAATTGATCAATCGGGGTCGACCCCGATGACGCTCGGTGAATATGTCGCTGACCGCTCCCTCAAGGAAATAATTGAGGGGAAGGCGCAGAAACCGACCACCAAGCGGATACTGCGTCGCTGCCTGCCGTCGCTGAAACAGGTGGTCGATAGCGTCGCCTCGCCAGAAGCGGGCGGCATGGCGCTTTCCAGAACCTCAGGCACAAGCAGCTTAGAAGTCCTGACGCCAGGGGCCTGCGCTTAACGGCGCAGCGCCCTTTGCGCCAGCACTTCGCTGGAAACTGAGAAAGGACACCAAATGCTTAAAGACAAGCTGCCGCCCAGGGGGTCGTTTGACTACCTTCTGGACGGCAACGCCTACCACGATGAACCGCCGCAACCGCCTCGCAAAGAGGATCCACGGCGGGTCAAGATCGAGATCGAGATCATCGAACGGCAGCAAGGCCGCAAGGCCGAGCGCCGTCAGGATCGTCGCTCTGCGCTGTGGTGGATTGTCGGCGCGATGATCGGCGTGGCGCTGGTCGCATCGATGCGGCACGCACACGGCGAGCAGCGCTGGCAGGAGAACCGCGTGGGCAATCAGACCTACTGGTATAACCCAGAGACCGGCGTGCGAGGCCAGGAGTGGCCGATGCCGGACGGGTCTGTGCGCAGCACTTGGCAGGACCCGTCAGGTCACGTCAAGGACTGCGTGGTCCAGCGGTTCGGAAACGCCGTCAGCACAAGGTGCCAGTGAGGCGCTGGATACCGGCGGCTGTGATGGCCGCCGTTGTCTGGGCGGTCGTAATCGTCTGCCTCCTCGTTCTGAAGGAGCTTCATCAACGATGATCGGGTTTCTGATAGCTGGCGGCGTAGTCATCGCGCTCGCCGTGCTGATCTATATCGTCATGTGCGTAGCAGGACAGGCAGTCGAAGACCACTCCAACGACTGATCTGGATGAGAGCAGCGCGGGCCTCGCCCGTGGCTGCTGTCACCCCGATCAGGGGAACAGCAGAGGGACACCAAAATGACCAAACCAAAGATGCGTCGTGCCGTCGATAAGGACGGCAATATCGATTGGCTGAAGCAGACGCGCTTCGATTACCACTTTGCCAAGACGGCGCTACTTTCGCAGGGCAGCGTGGCTCCGATGTATATCGTCCACAGCAGGAACGGCATCATACCGATCCTGGCGACATATAACGACGGCGCGCAGAAGAATGCCGTGCATAACGTGGTGCGGATGTTCTGCATCGCAGAAGACGCCGACGCCGTCGGATATATCGGTGAGGCGTGGTCTGCGAAAGCGATGCCAGAAGATGCCGCACACCCCGATCGACCGACCGTGATGCCGAAAGACCGCGAGGATCGCATGGAGGTCGTCGTGTGCCAGATTATCTATCGTGGCCTGGATGGCCCTATGGGCACATTCATGCAAGGCGAGATCGACCGTGATACCAGCGGCAAGGCAGTTGGGCTCATCAACGAGATGTCGGCACAAAGCCATCAGATCGGTGGCTCATTCGCCGATTTACTGCCACCGCGTCGCCCAACACCAGCAGAGCAACAGGCGGCGCGAACGCTGCTGAAGATGTTCCAGCAGCACGGCGGCATGCAGCAATTCGATGACCCGGCAGGTCGCGCATGATCAATCCACGCGACTGCGCCATGGTGGTCGAGGGTATCACCGTGCTCTCCGATCTGCTGCTGGATATGGCAGACGGTGCCGAGGACAGTGATGCCGACTTCCTGCAAGCCCTCGCGGGCAAGCTACGCGAAATCATGGCGGTGATCGAAGCCTACGAGCGAAAGGGACGACGGATGAACTGACTTTGACGGGGACAGCGCCGCAGACGCCGCGCTTTCCTCGCCTCAGCCAGGAGCGGTCTGAGGAAACTGAACAGAAAGGACAAACTGAATGGTAACTCCGGGTTTTATCAAGTCACCGGACGGATCGGTCGTGTTCGGTGCCGAGATGCCCTTCGACCCGCTGAACCTGGAATGGCGACCGACCGTCGCCCAGGTGCGCGAAGCCATCCTGGCGTATCACGTCACCGGCTTCAACGACACCGGATTGCCGCTCTTGCCGGAAAGCAAGGACTACGCGGCGACCCAGTGGGAGGTGCATCGCATGAGTGCCTTGTGCCGCGATGCGGTGCAGGCTGGGCGGTTCATCGATTTCGGCCATCTGCCGAATGCGGTGATCAAGTCCTGCTCGATGCGTGGCGGCGATATGTGGAACGCGGGTGCCCTCGGGTTTCCGTTTCGCGATCCATGGATCTGCTACCACACATGGGATCATGACGTGCCGCGTTTGGCTGAGATAGAAGCCGAATTCGGCCCACGCGATCCTGCGCCAGCCGTGGCGGTCTATCTGGTCAATCAGCCCGCAGATGAGATATTCGAGGTCTGCGAGCTACAGCCGATCAGGTTCGCCACCGAATGCCTTCTGGTGATCGGTGACCGCGGGCATTTCAAGGTGCCGGAAAGTCGCGTCGGCCATTTATCGATGATCGCACCGAGCATGGTGCGGTTCATTGATGATGACCACGCCCGATCGATCCAGAACAACGGCCAGACGCCGCATCAGGCAGCCGCAGCGAATATCGGTGATCCGGTAATTACCTGCGTGCTGATCCTGGCGACGCGCGGTGTCGGTCGTGAGACCATCAAGGCTGATGCCAAGCTACAGCGTGCCAGGGCGAAGAACCGCAAGCCACCAATCCCTGACTATGATCGGGTGGATACCAAGCCGTATGTTACCGCCGTTCTGTCCCGAGGACAGCGCGAACGGAGCGAGGGCCTGGGCGGCACACACGCCAGTCCGCAGTTTCACATCCGCATGGGCCATCCGAGGCACTACGCCACGGGTCGGTCGATCTGGATCGCGGACACCTTGGTCAACGCGACCGAGGAGCAGCGGCGCAGCTTCAAGTCGAACCGCAGTCACTACGCGGTGCGGCCATGACCAGGACGACGGAATGCCTACTGATGACGATCATCGTCCTGTCGGTGATCGACAGCGCCGTTATGACCTTCCGGATAATGGCATGGTTTGTGCGATGAGCGATGACAAGGAAGACTTCGCCGAGGTGTTCGAGGTAGTCGCCAAAATCAGACCGTTGCTTGCAGGCAGGAGCCCTGCGTTCCAAGGCTCCGTCATTGCCGAACTGGCATCGATCTGGCTGTCTGGATACATCGGCGAAAACGACGAACATACCGCCAAGATACGGGCAAAAGTCCTCTCACTGCATATGAATATGATCCTGGACCTGACCCTCGCGGAGGACATAGCGCGCGAGGCGACGAAACACTGATGCCTGGGGCCGGTGCGGCAACGCACCGTGCTCCATGCACCAGCGCTTCGCTGGGAACCGAGAAAGGACACCGAATGACGGACAGTCGTCTACTGACATCCGAATTGATAGTGGACTTCATGAGCCACACGATGCCGGAACCGGCAGAGTGGATTTTGGTCTGGCGACCTACTCACAACAGCGTCGGTCAGGCCATCTCGCATCTCGATCGCCAAACCGCGATGGACCTGCTGAGAATGGCACTCCATCGGCTTGATACGTTGGCTCCTGCCGACGTTTACGTGGTCAAGCCGAGGGAGCCGCACTGATGGAAGGCATCGCAAAAGGCACGCTGCACAGCAGGGCGGAATGGATCGAAATCCTACGGAACCAGCCATTGTTCAACATGACGCGGCTGATCCTCAATAGCCTGTCGGGCTACGGCGTGAACCACGACCAGGATCGGATGACGCTGAGCGCCGCCCTGGAAGCGGTGGTTCAGATCGCTCGGGACGTTCCGACATGGAAGGAACACCCATGATTAGCTTCAAGACGTGGCTCATGACCGGCACCAGCCATCGGTCGGTGATGTGGCTCGAACTGCCGATGATACTGCGCCGCTGGCTGATGCAGATGGCGGCACACGCAAGGGAGGGGCAGGCATGAGCGATCACCCCTGCCGCATCTTTCAATACATGCACTGCCGTAAGTGCCTGGAGGAACTGCCCGCTGGGGTCTCGCCACAAACGTGGTCGAGAAACGAGTGCGGCTGGACGCCGCAGGGCTTCCAGGTGTGGTGCCGACGACACGACTGCAATGTGGTCGATCTAGACTTCATGGGGCAGAAGGTGCAGCCATGGCGACCGCGTAGCTGACATACCAAAGGGATCAGATCAGGCGATAACGCAATGCACCCCGCATGGCTTCGGCTGTGCGGGGGTTTTTTGTGCTCCGCCGTCAGAGCCACCTATCCGTGACGGTAAGAAACCCTGCCACCGCTCATATTGCGCGGTCAAGCGTTCGTGTGCCCAAGATGTGGCACCGAGCCGGGCCGAGGGACATGCGACCTCGACCCGACTGGCTCATTGAACAGAAAGGACACCTGACGGGAGCGGCGACCCTGCGGGGTATAGCTCCCCGCACCACCATCCTGGCTTGCGCTTTCACCGAGCCACCGTGGTCAAGTGCCACGACTATGTGGTCTCACCACGAGTTATGCAAGCAAATCATGGCTTTCGGGTAGCTCCTAACCATCGCTTGCCGCGCAAGTCCTGGCTGCCTCTGCGAGGCCCCATGCGCAGATAGCCATCGATCACGGGCGGCGTCGCCGGACCGATGTAGTCCAGATGTGCCATATCCTTCGGTTCCACGAAGCAGCCCAGGTAGCTGATCACCCACATTTCCAGGCTGTCGTCCCAGGGGCGCTTGCCCTGATCATCAGACAGCACGCCAACGCCTGACCACTGCGCCATCATGAGCACGCCGGTCTCCGGCCACATGACCCAATGGAAGCCGTGGTCGGTCTTCGGCGGCACACCGGGTCGGCGAGGGTCGGGCCAACCGCGCCCGACGCTGCGAGCTGGATCATCCTCTAGCGGAGTGCCCATGGCTGGGACGTGCTGCCACAGCCAGCGCGCCGTCTCGAACCGCGTCGTAGGCTCGCCGTCTATGTCCTTGATCCTCACCCCGTCCGGGCCGATGGCGTCCATCAGCTTCACGAAGGCAGTATGAGCCTCCTCGATGTCCTTCCTGCCGACCATCACGCCGCCACCCCTGCCTGGATGTCCTCCCGGACCTCGGTATCGAAGTGCTCGACCAGACGGTTCAACGAACCCACCAGCCGCGCCATCTCTCGTTGTGGCGTTGTCTGCTCGTGCAACCTGCGGGATCTAGTCCAATAAGTAACCGACAAATTCTTCAACACAATGGTGTAGAGCATAGCCCGACCGAGATCATCAAACATGGCCCAAGCTCGGCGAAATTCCCGATCCGCCCGCCACATAGCCATTGCCTGGGCTGTGGGGCCGCTACGCGGGCTTTGGAACTTATGCTCGCCATGCTGTATCCCCCCTAGCCAGGAAGGCCCTGGCAGCCCTCCTAGCCGCCCTTGATCGTAGGCGCGACGCAGGCGGTCGGCGGCGACCACGTGCTCCTCGGTGATCTGCGACCTGTCACCGTGACGGGCGCGGATGCGGCGCAGGGGATCATACGCCCTGAACCCTCGGATCGTGCGGGCCTGTCGTGCCGCCGTGGGCGTGGTATCGGTCGGATCACGCCAGTCCGCCTGCATGACTGCGATAGGACCATGGCTCAGGAGCAGCCGGTTCGCGGCGGGGATCAGTTCGTCCGGCACCAGGACCGGACGGGTGCGACGCTTCTTCATGGCCGCCTCCGATGCGCCGCGTCGGGCGGCGGCTTCTCGAATAGCGACGGCGGCGGCTCTGTCCCGGTCAGGATTTCCTGCGCCATCGCCGCCCCGATCGTGGTGGGGTCGAGTTTCAGATGCGGTGCCAGCCACCGCGCGACCGCCTGCCCGAGCCAACAAACCGACATCAGCAAAGTCTCTGCGTCCATCTTGGGCGGTAATTGGGCAGCCCAGCGACGCACCAGGGCAGCAGCCTTGTCGTGGTCGCCGTCCTGCATGAGTGCCACCAGTTCATCGATCGCCGCATTCACGGCGTCGTCGGTGTCATCCTCTACCATGGCTGCTGCCTGGACCTGCTTTCCGCTTCTGCGGCGAAGCGTTCCAAGACTGTCGCGAGATCGATGCGCTGATACAGGTCAAGACGCTCTCCCAGCGTCCGTTCGATTTCCTCAACCGTCCGGTCGATGGCTTCGTCGCGCGGGTTTTGTGACATAGTTTCCCCCTTTTCATGCCGAAAATTGTTCGTCCGCGTCCTCGTTCCTTTCATAGTAACTGCCCTTCGGCGGGTCTTTGGGTGTCGTCTCTGGCTTGATCGGCTGATGATAGGTGCCGGTGTCGGCCTTGAAGAACGCCGAGGTCATGGAATTACTGACGCCCCACCGTTGCGTGCGGGACTTCCAGATGTGCAATTCGACATCACCCGCCGCACCTGGACGCCAGACGGTAAATCCCAGATCGGGTTTATTTGCCCAATTCGCCGAACCCGCGCAGTCGTATCCGTCTGGCGGCTTTCGCTCGTAACCCTGCGGCTTTGCTGGATGCGCGACGATCCAGACATTGCACGAGTTCTCCCGCGCGAAGGCTTTGGCACGCTGTAGCGTCCTGCCGATGTGCTGGGTCTGGGTCATGGTGCCGTGTTCGTAGGCGTCCTCGACCTCGTTGAACGGGTCGATCAACAGATCGGTCGTGCCATCTTGCAGGATCGAGAACCGTGCCCGCTCGAAGATTTTGTCCATGGTCGGTGCGCTGCGCTCGCCATCGAATTGCAGGATGCGCAGTGCGCCGTTCATAAACAGCTTGCCAGCAGACTTGCGATCCTCTGGCCGGATTTCGGTGAACGCCCGCTCGGCATGGATCTTGGTGCAGTCGATCACGTAGTCCTCGAAGTCGTCCTCCTGGACGAACGCCAGCCAACGCCGCTTGTGTCGCATGATGGTGCGGACAGCGACGAAGCGCATGAACGTGGATTTACCGTGCGAAGGGACGCCAGTAATTACGATCAGCTTGCCCTCTGCCGGGAATTTCAGACGGTCATCGATGCCCGAAACACCAAGCGTGAGAACGCCAGGGTGCGTGCGTGTGAAGGCGAAGTCGATGACCTCTGGCGTCAGATCGAGAACGCCTTCCAGAGGAAACCGCCGTGCATCAGCTATCGCCGAGTGGATCGAAATCGCCTGGGCGTCATCGAAGCCAACTTCTGATGCCATGCGCAGGGTATCAGAGGCATCCTTGCGCCCTTTCGGCCAACGCACAAAGCGACATTTGTGCCGACCGAGACGCCGCGATAGTTCTTCCAGCCACGCGTCGCCTGGACTGTCGCTATCTGGGCACAAGATATGCTCGGATGCGGTTGCCAGAATTTCGGCGTGGGTGTGCAGTGCCTCGAACCGCTTGTCGCCCTGCCCCACCTTCTGCGGCGCTCCGTCGCGAAGGCTGACGGTGGCGGGATACCCGGCTTCGTGCATCGACATAACGTCGATCTCGCCTTCGACCCAATACAACGGTTGATCGGCAACAACGGCATCGATGTTATAGATCGTTGGCGTGCTGCCAGCCTCGTTGCGAAAATCCTTGTTCGGATAGGCGCGGAATTTGCGATTGACCTGCTTGCCCTGCCAGACATACGGGAAGACGATGCAGTCGCCGAGGTCTTTGCGATTGCTGGCATAGACGCCGAAGTGCCGCAGGGTCTTAGCGCCGATGTGCCTGTCGTCCCAGAACTTCCAGAACCACTCGGGCTGAATTTCTGGGTTGCGCTCATAGGAGCGCGAGAATGGTCCGGCATATTTCCCTTCCGGTGGCGGACCAGGACGGGGTTCAGATTGTGCCCGACGTTCTCGCACCACGACCTTACCCGAGAACCCGTCGCAATTGCCACGGTGACACTGCCACATGGCACTCATGCCATCGCTCCCGATAGTCACCGACAGGCAGTGATCCTTGGTGCGACCGCCACCGCAGCGGGGACAGACCAGCTTTTCGGTGGCACCTGGGGCGTAGGATTTCAGCCGTGGCACCCCGGCGTCGGCGAGCAGTTCGAACAGGGTCTTGTCAAGCATGGTAGCCGCCTCCCCACATCGGTCGGACGGCGCTGACGGTCTTCTCTGTTGCTTTGCGTGCCGCTTCCTCCTTGAACCGAACGTAATTCGCGCACCACGAAATCCACGACGCCGCCCAACTGGCAGACAATGTGCCATTGCGCTGATGGTAGTTTACGAACTTTGCAACCTCTGATCGTGGGACATTGCGTTCGTTGGCATAGACCTGCCCCCTCTTGTCGGGCCACCAGTTGTCCGGCACGGGAGTTCTGGGAAGCTGGCGCACACGCACACGCCTGCCTGTTGGTTTGTCTGTCTGTTGGTTGTTTAGGGGTAAGTAAGGTATAGAAGTAGAGGTCTGAGTAGGGACCTGTGACAAATGTCCCAGGTTTGTCCCAGGTGATGTCACAGGTGATGTCCCAGGTATCGGTGATTGCAATACTCGTAAGTAGGGATCCAAATTGTATATGCTGGGATACCCATTCCGCCGTGTGACCTCGATGCCAACGGCACATATCGCAGGTTGCAATCGCAGCACCGTCTTGCGATGCACACCCGCCTTATTGGCAATGGTCTGATCGCTATGCGCGCCGTTGCCCAACTCACGAAGCGCATGAAGAACCGCCTCCAAGGCGGACATAGCGGCGCTCATTGGCATCCGCTCCACTCCCGCACCCAGCGTTCGACCTTCTCCATGTCCTCGAACATGTCGGGGTAGGGTGTGAAAACGCCGTCCTTGCAGCGCGGGCGGATGACTATCTGATCGATCCAATAGTCGATCACATCGTCTAGTCTCTGATCGTTCACCGGAAATTCAGGCATCTGTCGCACTCCCCTATTGCAATCAGGCAGGAAGTGCGCTTATGTCCGCGTCGAAGGGTTCGGCGCTCGCACTAGCGCACGGCTTTCGACTTGGCCCCGGTGTCCAACGCCGGGGCTTAGTCGTCTCTGGGGTCAGAGAACCTTCACGATACGCGCACCCGAACGGCAGTCAAGCACGAAGATCGGCAATAACTTATCCACAGGATTGCTGTATCCGCGAATAAATCCACACAGACTTAACGCGCGGAGGAATAACGAAATATGGCTATGCCGCCGACGCTGCCATCCCGCATTTGGTAGCCAGCCGCGTCAGCACCGCCCGCTGCTTGTCTGACAGGCTTGGGAACCGGTGCAGCCCTTCCAGAAACTCGATCTCCCATTCGTTGAACAGGGCACGGTGGTGCCAGAGCATGGAGCGGACGAGGTGGTTCCAGTAGCCGCCAGGGCGTGGCGGGTCCTGGTGCCCCTGCGCCTGGAACGGCGGCGGCTCGGGCTTCGGGCGCTTCTTCTTCCGCTTGTGCTGAGGATCGTAGTCTGCCGCCGTGGGCTGCGGGGCGTCGCGGTAGATCACCCGGTCGCGATAGACCACCCGGTCACGATAGACGATCCTGACCTCGGGCACGGCGAAGCGGGCCGCCGATCCGTTGCTGAGTGCCTGTGACCAGTCACAGCCCCGCTCCCGGATCAGCTTGTTCGCTAGTCGTGCCGCATTCAGCGCCTCGCCGTCCGAAGACGAACCGATCATGCCGAGCAGTTTGACCAGTCTCTCGCGGTCATTCTGATCCAGGGGCATCATCTTCGCCCGACAGTTCGTCCTCGGACAAGAGTTCCTCCCGCAAGAGTTCTTCGATGCGGTCTAGCATGGTCTCGAATGCTACCGCGACGGCGATCTGCTGGCGATTGTCCAGCTTAGCCGCCTTGTGAACCTCGATCTTGCAGTCGCCGACGTGTTCTTCGATCGCCTGCATCATTTCATCGATGGTGTTCATGCCGCTTCCCACAGAGGCCCTGGAATGTGCCCTACGCGGTAGCGGTGCCAGAGCCAGATCACCGCCGCATCGGCTGCGTCATGTCGCTTGGCATCGATCTTCTTCTGTCTGATCCGCTTGAGGATTTCGGTCTTCCGGTGCTTGTCGGTCATGCCCATCAGGGTCGTGCCAAGAACCTCCCGACGCGCCGTGATGGCGTCGATTTCCGACACGCTGATCGACTGGTTATACGCTTCTGCGTAGACCATATACGCCATCCCGAATGCCTGGAGGGCAGCGCTGCGGTTGTTCAGCGCGGGGAGCGGCAGCGTGCTTTCCATGATGATGTGCCCCGGCTTCACCTCTTTCAGGAACTCGAATAGCGTCTCCTGGAAGCTATAGCCGATGCAGCCAGTGCCGCCGAATTTCGGCATTTCCCAGGTGTCGGAGTGGATCGGTATGCGCTCGGTCAGCGGGCCGTATGCCACGCCGATGAACCGGGCGAGGTCGAGCGCCAGCAATCCACCCCGAGGTAGCTTCATTCAGCGGCCTGGGCGAAGGGTTCCTCCTCCTTCTTGCCCGTCCTGGTCGGTCGCAGGCGATAGACCTCGCAGCCCGCCCACTGGATTTCGCCGTTGAACTCCGTGGCGTTGGGACTGTGCAGGACGTGGCTCAGATCCTTCATCACCGCATCCTGGGCAATGTCGCCCTCGACCACGACGGCGACGCCCAACCTGACGATCCTCATACTCGGTCTCCTCTCACTGTGCCGCGTGCGGAAAATCAACCACTTGCGGCGTGTTGCGCATCTTCCGTGGGCCACGCTTCTGACCCGCGTCCGAGCGCTGCTTGCGCTTGGCCTTCTTCGACCGTCGCATCGCCCGGCGCGGGCTGTCCTGGGTGGCCTCGGTGCCTTCCATACGCGTCTGGCGGCCTTTGCGACCCCGTGGCACCGACTTCATCTTGGACCCCGGCTGTTCGACGGCGCGCTGCTCGACCCCGTTCTTCCACCACTTGCGCCAGGACTGGATCAACTCCGGGTCGGAATACGGACAGTCGTCGCGCGTCTTGCCCATGCGACCGTCCTGGAAGCCCCGGCTCTCTGCGCTCATCACGTCGTCGGCGTGGCGGGTGCTGTTGGTCACCTGGGTGTCCAGGCCGTCCAAGAGGTCTGCGCCGCTGAGATCGAGGCGCATGAACAGCCGAGCGTAGTGCAGTTCGTCGGTCAACTGCTTGACGACCTCCTCCGGGGTCATCCTTCCGGCCATCCCGATCATTCGGGTTAGTGCTTTGGTATTAACCCCCTGGTCGCCATACTTCTTCAGGCCAGCGCGCAGCTTGCCCTGGTTGCTATCCCGCGTCCGCCGGTTTTGCCGATACTCCCGCCCAGCCTCGCAGATCAGATCGTTGCTTGTTGCCATAGTCTGGTTCCTTCATACGTTGCCGTGCGCACGCCTTCATCGTGCGCAGTGTGAGATTGTGGATGCCCGCCTGACGCCCGGCTTCCAGGAAATCGTCCCAATACTGCACCGGGACGGCATTCCTGATCGCCCATGATCGCACCGTGCCAGGGGCGACCTGGACGGCGCGCGCGAGCCACGTCACGGTCGGGAATAGGTCGATCAGTTCGGCGAAGCTGGTGACGTTCATCGCAGTCGGTAGGCGACGCAGTAGCGTGGTCGTCACCCCCTTGACCCCGGCACGTTTCGCGCCCCGTATCAGCGCACCCCATTGCTCCTCGGGCACCCTGCCGATGTGCAGCCAATAGACCGCCTCGGCGTGTCGAATACCGCACGCGGCAGAGACCTCTTTCGCCCCACCGATCAAGGCGAGGACTTGCTTGAAGTTCGTTGAATTCTGAGCGTTTCCCATGCCGTGCGCAAATTGCGCGCTATCGCCCGGATATGTCAATCGTTCTGCGATTTATTCGCCGCCGCATGATTGACATCGTGTCGCGTATCATGCAAGCATCATGTCGTGTTCTTGGTAGACACATAACTGGCATGGCACGTTCTGAAAGGCATGCTTTAGGACAGGAACGACAGGTCGATCATGTCGATCCGGGGTTCTACCGGCTTGCTCTCGTAAAGGGGGGATGGCGGGTGCCATGTCGCATTTGTCACGAGGACAACGGCTTCGACCCCTACTGGTGGGGCGAGATCGACGGCGAGGCGAACGGACTGCGCGTGCGTGATCCGTTCGACTGCCCGGTCATCGTCCAAATCCACGAGTGGGGCGAGAAGATCAGCGACCGGCAATTCGACTGGCTGGTCGCCATCAAGCAATGGGCTGCGCAGCACGACCCATCGCATCCGTGCCTACACCCGCGCAGGCGCATCGATCACATGAACCTGCGCCCACTCATACCGAGGAAACCATGGCAGAAGGACACCTGATAAACGAGCCACAGCGCCCCGCTGTGTGCAGTGCGCAGGAGATGGCCGACTGGATCGCGTTCATCTCCGATCCCCTGGTGCGTCGCTGGGCCGAGCTAGCGCCGACGCTGCAACAGATGCCAGAGAAGATCACCGACGACGAAACGGCGGGCGTATTTGCCGAGAATATCAAGATGGCGAATGCGGTCCTCGCAGAGATCGCCGATCTGCATCGCGCCGAGAAAACTCCCTACTGGGATCACGGCAAGACGTGGGACTACTGGAAGAACGACTTCGTGGCACAGATCGATGCGGTCATGGAGCCGCTGCGTGCCACGCTGAAGGCATACGGCGAGCGCAAGGAGGCTGCCAGCCTGTTCGATGAGCCGCGCCCGGTGCGCGGGGTGTATGGCAGCACGGCATCGATCAAGCATTTCTGGACCTACGAGGTAGTGGACATCACCAAAGTCCCCATGGACTACATGATGGTGGACGACGATGCCGTGAAGCGGACGATGCGTGTCAAGGATAAGTCGGGTCGTCCGAGGGTGGAAATCCCCGGCATCAGATGGGTGCAGAAGACCCAACTGGCGGTGTCCTGATGGGCAGGAAACCGAACATCAATCCGCCGACGCGCCCTGGCCTGAGCGTGCAACTGATGCTGCACGAGGTTCGCAGACTGAAGATCAACAAGACGCAGGGCGGCTGGCAAGACCTGGAGAATTGGATCGTGGGCAACATCGACAGCAATCTGTCGATCTTCCTCGATCCCGTGCATCTGGAACGCATCGAACGGTGCTGCCTGAACTACGGACCCGGAGGACCGAACGCACGCATCCGTGGCGTATTCATCCCTGCGCTGCGCCGACACGGCATCGATCTGGCACCTGAATGGAGGAACGACCCATGAGGATTGTCAACGTCATGATGCGTATTGTTGTCAGTGACGACACGAAGCTGGAAGCCCTGCTTCACCTGATCCCTGATCTGCTGCGTCAGGAGCGGCATGGAACGATCCTGGACGCGGAAGTCACGTCCATCGAGGCGGAGACCGATCGAGGTGACCCATGACCGACATCGAGCGCGTGCTGTTCGCCACCATCGACCCCGAGACGCTGATAGACGGTCGCCCGGTCATGGCTCTGACCACCATGCTTTATCGGGTGTGCGACGGCGATGACCGCAAATACAAGGAGGCCACTCGGCTGGTCGAACTGTTCATCGCCGAAGCATTGAAAAGGAGGACACCGACATGAGTGAACAAGTGATCGAGAAAACCAACGGCAACGGACAGCATGCCGTCGAACCTGCGCCCGCCCGCGATCTATCGTTCATGGAGCGGATGATCGCCAGTGCCATCGACCGAGGGGGCGAGGTCGAGACGCTGAAAGGTCTACTGGCAGCGCGCAATGGGGAAATCGACCGCGAGCGGGAGATTGCCTTCAATCAGGCGTTCGTCAGGATGCGCAACAAAATCCCGGTGATCAAGGGCACGGAGAAGGCGGGCGGCACGACACGGCGCGGCGCTGATTTCCAATACGGCTACGCCGATCTTGCCAAGGATATCGATCCTATCATCCAGCCGATCATGAAGGAGGACGGCTTCGCGTTCACCTTCCTGCCGATCGAACAGACAACCGACTATGTGGTGGTCGAAGGCAGGCTGATTTACGAGCGCAACGGCTGGATGATCACCGCGCGCAAGCGGGAATACATCGACAAGGAAGCGTCGATGGGCCTTAACCAGAAAGGCGGCGCTGCGCAGACCTATGCGATCAGATACCTCACTGTGGCAATGCTTTCCTTGCGTATCCTCGGTGAGGACACTGATGGCAAGGGAAGGTCCGTAGAACGCGGGCCTGCGAAGTCGCCACCACCATCGCAGAAGTCGCACGAGAACGCCTGGGCGAAGGAGCGCGAGAAAGCCCTGGCAGGCGAGGAATGGTGGCGCACTGCGATGGAGACATTCGCCGCCGCCGAGACCAGCGAAAACTTGGAAGCCTTTGTCGATCTGATCCGCAATGAGGTCGGCAAGGAGAGCGAACAGGTGCAAAACGAGATGGGCACAGCACTACAGAAGGCGCGGCTGCGTTTGAGCAGGGCGAAGGAGACGCATGCGGCGACCTCGCATTTCGATCACCCGGTTCATGACGCCCAGGGCGAAACCGACGGCGAGATATTCACTGACCACAAGGCGTGGGCGAGCGAGTTCATGAACTACTGGGCGGCTGCGAAGAACGCCGACGACCGGGAGAACCTCATTCACCACAACACCGACGCCCTGGCGCAGGCGATGCAGGCCGGCGCCTCACACCAGCTTGCCGAGGTCAAGCGTTGGATGGACGACGTGGCCTCCGGTCAGCAGACGACCGAAGACCCGGAGTTTCCCTTCGAGGCGTGGGTGGAGACGCAGCGCGAGGTTCTGCCTCGCCAGCCGATCCTGGACCGACAGATCACCATTCGCGAAATCGCCGCGAGATGCAACGGGAGGGAGATTGTGCCGCCCGCATGGCTGCGCGAGATGATCCTGCCGGTGAAAGCCGCTGGCAGCCACCAGGAATGGGCAGAAGCGCGTCTCGCAGACTTGGAGTTCATCGCTGACAAACCGGCGTTCCTTGAGGCGGTGAAGGCAGCCAAGCCGCGCATGGCGATCATCAAGAAGGACGACCCGAAGCTATGGGATCGGGTCAACGCCGCCTTCACTGCCAAGCAGGCAGAAATCAAGGAATGAAGCCGAACCGCGATCTCATGGCGCTGCTATCCCGGCGCGGCGTCATGACGATGGCAGAGATGGCGGGGAACCTGGGTCTGTCGAAGGCCCAGGTGTCTCGCCTGTGCCGGGATTTGGTGCGTCGTGGCTGGGTCGAGCGACAATCCGATCCGGACGATCGCAGACTGTCATGGTTCGCGCTGACCAAAGCGGGCCGTGCCGAGATGAAAGGAGGCAGAGATGATCGGCGTGGTGTGTATCGTCTGTCAGGAGCGGCAGCAGACTGACGGCGGTATGATCTGCAACGAATGTCGGGACGACGGCTATCGGGAGGGGGAGATCGATGGCAGCGGTATGGACACCCGAGATGTATGTGATCCTCGATCAGATGTGGATCGAGGGGCACTCTCTGACCGTCATCGGCAAGAAATTAGGCGTTTCCAAGAACGCGGTCGCCGGAAAGCGCTGGCGCAGACCGCACCTGAGCCCCCGGAGGCCGCATAGGAACCTGATACCGGGCGGCGGCAAGGCCAGGAAGCTGAAACCTGCGCGCCCTGTCCTGGCGCTCGTGCCGATGGAGGAACCGGTGCCGAAGAAGGTCGAACCGCCGAAGCCACCGAAGCCGCCGAGCAAGTGTCTGTGGCCCACAGAACCGACGGGCAAGCGTGGCTGGCTCTCCTGCGACGCCGCCACCGAACCAGGAAAGGTCTACTGCCCGGATCACTGCAAGATGGCCTACGTGAGGGTGCGCGACCGGAGGGAGGATCAGGCGGCATGAAAGACCAATGGACTGATGCCCTGCAATACGAATTCACCGCAATCGAGAACGTGCCGTCGCACATCCTCGCGCTGAGCCACGGCATGCATAGCTTTCTCGATGCGGCAATGGACCACGGCTACCATCCGAGCGAACTGCTGACGGTGCTGATGCAATGCACGGTGGACAGCGCCGTGCGTCTGTCCATCGCTGCCCAGCTACCACAAGGAGAACTGCTGAAGATGGTCGTCCACTATTTCATGGACGCCATGAAGCATCACGCCCCGGAGCAGATGCAATGAGCCGATGGATCAAGGTCGTGGAGCACGGCTATGGGCGCGAGACCTACGTCAACCTCGATCATGTCGTGAAGGCGGCGTCCGTTCGCGAGCGGGCGGGCGAGCCGAACATGGGTGAGAAGTGGTGGTGGGGCTGGCGGCTCACTTTAAGCAACGGCGAGGTCGAGCAGACCGAATTGCACGCGCACTCGCCGTCCTGGGATGAGGTTGCTGGGGAAATCATTCCGGCATTCAGCCAGGAAGTCCTCATGGTTGAAACGGGCATAGGTAGTCGGCGACCAACCAAGTGCTATTCGACCCGCATGCAGGTGATCGCGTGGCGGGTGTTCGGAGATCAGATCGATCCGCTCTTCCTGGAACCGATGCCGGATAACGTCGATTGGCTGCTGATTTTGCCCGACGGGCACTTTCTGGCACCGAACGACTGCGAATACGAGACCATGGAACTGGTCGAGGAAGAATATCTGCGCAGGTTGCAAAAGGCATGGGATGCGGCACATGAAGCGACCGCCCAAAGTTAAGATGCCGGTGCCGATGCGGCGAGACTTCGGTCTTTCCTGCACCCGCTGCGGCGCAGACGCATCGTTCGGCTACACCAAGGCACAGAACCCAAAGATCCGTGACGGCGTGCGCCTGTGCATGAATTGCTATCAGCGCGCCAAGGTCGCTGAAACAAAGAAGGCCCCGCTGGGAGAGCGGGGCCGATAGGTGAGAGGAGGAAACGTCCTAAGCCTCTAGACGGTCACAGGCTACCTTAGAGGTAGCCCAGCAGCAACAGAATAATCAGGATGATCAGGATCACCCCGATGATGCCGAAGCCAGGACCGGCATAGGCGTAAGGCGCATACCATCCCCGATAGTAGCCGCCGCCGCCGAGCAGCGCGACCACCACGAGGATGATAATGAGGACGACGAGCAGGTTCACGACGGAAGTTGCCTGTGCGGGCTGTCCTCGCCGTTGCCGCGTGGCTGCTGCTGCGCCTCGAACTGCTGAAGCTGTTGGTTGCCCTGTTCTTCCAGCATGCGGATGATACCGCTTACCTGCTCATACGGCTGCTTGGCGACGATGGACAGGACGGTGCGCGCGATCGACAGCGGCATGGTCCAGGTAATATCCGGCTCCTGCATGGGACGGGTGGCGGTGCCTGACATCAGTGCATTCTCCTTTCAGGGTGGGGTCGGCGGGTCGGGAGGGGGGTCGGTGATCGGCGGCAGGACGACATCGTTGAGCGGTCGTCCGTGCGCAGGCGGTGGTGGCGGTGGCTGCGACGGGGGCACCGCAGGGTGCTCGGGCACATGATCCGGCGGCGTGGGCGGATCGACCGGCGGCGGATCGCGCGGCGCCGGTTCCGGCTTGTCAGACATGAGACCTCCTTAGCTGATCGATAAGATCGGCAAGCTGGCTTATCGCCTTGAAAGCGTGGCAAAGCAACGCGGTGTGATCCATGTAGTCCATGTCGTCTATCCCCGGCACGATGGCGTCGGGCAGGACGCGCTTGATTTCGTCGGCGATCATCCCGACCGGCACAGCGACGCCTTTCATCTTGTAGCTGTGCATATCAATACGACGGATGGCATCCAGGCTGTCGAATTGGGCTGGTTCGATGTCAGTTTTCAACCTGCGATCTGACGGGGTGCCGACATGGCCGGAAACGAACAGCCATCCTGCATCCGTCAGCACCAACGCCACGTTGTAGATGCTGCCGTCACCGCCCGCGAGGCCAATCGAGTAAGAACTGGAACCATACGCGTTCGGCCCGTAGGATGTCGCAATCGCGCCATATGCCACGCCGAGATTGGTCGCCCAGGTCGTGATGGAGGGGTAGCCCGAGGCGATGATGAGGCGGTCGGTGCCATAGAACCTGCCACCGGCTGTGACCTGTCCGCTCGCCTGCATGGATCCGTAGGTGACGATGCCGTTCCAGACCGTGTATGTGCCGTCGTTGCCGAGCAGGGCGAGGCCGCGTGTCGGATTGCCGTCGGTGCCTGACCAGCCGAACCACAGGCCGGACGGATCGGCCCACATACCCTGGCTGGTGCTGCCTGATTGCACGGTGACTGCGCCGTTGTTCAGTCCGACGAAGTGCCCGCCATAGGCGATGAAGTTACCCGAGGAGGTCAGCGACGCGGTGCCGGGGTCCATCGTCATGCTGGTGCCGTTGTAATTCACCCAGGACCGGGCACCGCTGCTGCCGTTCCAATAGTCATACCAATAGCTGGCCCACTGCCGGAAGCGGTTGCCGCCGCTCTGGAAGTTGGCGAAGTCACCCGCGTTCGCGAAGGCCACGGAGGAGCGGAACAGCACGCCGCCCGTGACCCACATGGAGCCTTCGATGTCGAGATTGCCGGGGTTCTGTAGCGTGCCGCCAGTGAGCGGCAGATAGCCTGCGGCGACGCTCTGCACCCAGTTGACCGAGGCGATCGCATAGACCGCCGTGCCGTCCACTACAGCCCATTCCCAGGTGCCATCCCAGAAGAACTGATGGCTGTGCGCGTAGCCGCCGTAATTGAACTGAATGCCGGGTGATCCAAGAAAGCCGGTCATGCGACCGCCGCTGATCGGCACGTAAGGCAGGAACCCGCCATTGACCTGTGGTGGCTGCGAGAAATTCACCACGCCGGTTCGACGGCTGATACTGATCGGCTCATCCAGGAAAGCGCCGGTGTCGTTGTAGCGGGCGATGCCGAAGTTGCTTCCGGCATTGCCGCCGCTTTCCGTCTCCAGGCTGGCCAGCACGACCATCCAGCGCAGTGACGCATTGCTCTGCGCGAATATCTGCGCCTGCTGACCTGGATTGCGGCTGATGCCGAAGCTGGCGTCCTGTCCGGTCGTCGCATTGATCGCGAGTTGCGTCGCCCCGCAAGTGATATTGAGCGCGCCGGACAGCGTGCCGCCTGCGAGCGGGAGATAGTTGCCTGCGAGGCCCGCGCCGCTCGCGGCATGGATGGCATTCTTGAAGTTCGTGAGCAGCGTTGCCTGTCCGGCTGTGCTGCCGTCATCCAGCATGTCTGCGCCGGTTTCATCGACGGTGAATTGGCTGACCATCGCCGCGATCAGCGACGACTGCCGCCAGACCTTATTCAACTGATTGGAGATCGCAGTGCCGGTCTGGAAGCCGAGGATGCGCGGCGTGAAGCCCCCGGCGATATAGTCGGTCTGTAGCATCACGTTAGCCGCAGGGTCGGCTGCGAACGGCATGAAATCGTTGGTCGCCATTGTTTCCCCTTACGTCGATTGGATCACGACGCCCCAAGAGCCGTGGTCGAAACCACCGATGATGTTGTTGTCCACGTCGAAGCCGAAGATGGCGGTCTGGGTGACCGTGCTTTCAATGACGTTGACATGCACGCCAGACGGTTTGATCGGGAAGTCCTGTTCGAGTGCCGCGAGTTCCAGGCTGTTCATCTCGATGCCGGGGATCAGCACTTCCATCGTCATGATGCCGCCGGCCACGTCGCCCCGGTCGTTCACCACGACGCCTGGGTAGACTGCGTTGAACGCCGCCTGGATCGACGGGATGGTGCCGTCCCACTCGTTGGCGATGGCTTGCAGCTTGAGGATTTTGCGATAGGTGCCGTCGTCCATCGCGACGATGCCGGTGGTCGGATCGTAGGGTCCGAGCCAGACGCCCTGATCGAAGCCGTCGCGCTGCACGGTGTCAGTCGGCGCATGGAGGGTGAAATAGACGCCAGTGATCGGCACTTGCAGATAACGTGTGCGGCCGATCCACTGGCCCACGATGTCGAGTTGCACGCCGACGGCGGTGTCGAGGTCGAAGTCTGCGGTCAGCGCGGCGAGGACTTCCTGGGCATCCAGGACTGGCTGCAACAGCGCGGCCAGCATGTTCATGAAGCGTGGCTTGGTCGCGTTGAACGGCGGGACCAGCGCCAGATATTCTTCCAGGGTCATGAGGCGGTGACGATCACGTCAGCGGCCTTGCACTGCGCGACCTCGAAAATGGTGATCGGAATATTCGCCATGCCGTAGGTGGCACCGGAGTGGTCGACCGGGGTGCCGCTGGTCAGGCTGGTGATGTCATAGCTGGCGGTCGCGTTGCCGGGCAGCGCGAGGCCGGTGGTCGCATCGCAGAGGTTCGCGGGCAGCCACAGCTTCGACCAGACGACCGGCTCTCCCGATCCGAGGCCGTTGATGTAATCCGCCACCGCCTGCGAGATGCCGTTGCCGATGATGGTGCTGTAGCCCGCCCCGGCTTTCAGGGCGATGTTGACGCCGACCTGGACCACGGTGGGGATGAAGAAACCGATGTCGTGCGGCAGACCGTAATTGTCGTCCACCGTGTGACGCGTGGTGCCGTAGGTGTAGCAGCCGGGCGTCTTGTGATCGAGGATGGTCTGGCAGATCGCCACCGGATCGCCGCCCTCGACCACCATGGAGATGCTATGGGCGGGTAGCGGATCGACACCGATCGGCGGTGTGATCCCGGTGTAGTCGGTGCCGGTGTCGTTCTCATAGGGCTTGCAGGCGGTGACACCGGGCAGCGCCAGGATGGCGCCGACGATCCCCGACAGGACGGTCATGGACGGCTCTGCGGTGCTGGTCGCCTGTCGCTGTCGCAGCGCCGCATCGCTCTCTAGCGGGGCACCGAGCACGGCGGCGGCGGGGTTCGTCACCGCCTGCCAACCGAGGGTGACCGTGGCGATCCGGGTGATGGTATTCGGGAGCGCCTGCGTGGCACCAGGGACGGTGCATGTGCCGGTGACGGTGATCTGGCCCGAGGCGGGGATTTCGACCGCCGCAGGCAGCGCCCAGGAATTGCCAGCATCATCCTGGGCGATGCCGTTGGTGATGACGGTGTAAGCCTCGCCCGTCAGCAGAAGTTGCACTGTAGACTGGCTGGGAACCTCGCGCGCCAGTCCATTGATTTTGACCACCGACGACAGGCCGACGCCTTGTGCGGTGCTCGGGCTGAAGGAGTTGTAGACCGCGATGCAGGCGGCGTTGAGATCGCTGATCGCCAGGGCGAAGATGCCGATCATCTGCCCGTCCTGGCTGTCCGGCGTGGTCACGATGTCCTGGCCGTAGATCGCCTGGAACTGCGAAGTCAGGTAGTTGACCACCTGGACGTAGCTCGGCGCATGGATGCCGGTGGCATCGACATAGGCGGCGGTCGGGCTTCCCTGCGTGCCACTCATCAGAAGGTGCCTGCGTCGAGGCTGTTGATGGTGAAGTCGGCGATGTAGGTGATCGGGCCGATCATGAGGTTAGCTGGCGTGCTTGTCACGTTGGTTCCGCCTGCCGGGACAAGTGCCACAGATGTCGCGAAGTTGGTCGGGCCATAGATGATCGGTGGCGGCGTCGGCGGCGGCGTCGTGGTCAACGGCATCGGTGCCTCGCGTCCGGGGACGCTGACCTGCGGCTCCTCGAATGCCATGCGCCAGCGCTGCGGCGGCGCTGGGCGGCTCTCGGCGGCCTGGACGGGTCGGAGGTGCGGGGCCGGCTCAGGAGCCGCCAGCGACCGCCTGGGCGGCGGGAACAGGGGCATCGGGTTCCTGCCGGGCACGATGACCATCGGCGATGGGGCGAGCACCGTGTTCATCAGAACCTCCCGCTTTCGACCCTGGTGATCTGGAAGTCGGCGATCTGCGCCTGACCGGGCTGCGAGAGGTCGGCGGGGCGCATGACGGTGCCGGTGCGCGGGATGCCCCCGCCGACCAGTCCGAGAAGCTGTGCACTCCCGCTCGGTCGCGGCAGCGGGGGCACCGTGGCCGGCAGGGCCGGGGCGATGATCTGCACGCGGGCACCGTAGGCCGTGTCTATCGTCACGGCGGCGGCGAAGGAGCGGGTGTTCGGATTGACCGCCGACGCATAGGCGGCGATCCCGGTGACGCCGAAGGTGGTCTGCACGCGCTCCTGGACCACGATGTCACGGGTCCAGCGGGTGCCGGTGCCGAGAACCTGGGCGGCCCAGGGAGTGCCCTCCGTGAGGTCGGCGAACCACTGCCCGGTCCAGAGCATCAACCGGGTGTAGACGCTCTGGCCGACACCCTCTGGCTGATTGATGAAGAAGTCGCCCTGGCCCCTGCCGAAGCTATAGTCGCCAGTGCCGGGTTCCAGCTTGCGATAGCGCATGGCTATTGCCTCACTGCGGCGGGTCCGTGGTGGCGGCACCGCGAACGATGCCGGTGTGGACGTGGTGCGCGCCAGACTTTCCAGCGGCTACGACATCGGTGTCCGCGGTGACGGTCTCGGTGGCATGCAAGTTGCCGATAAGATCGACGGCGTTGGACGCGTTGTTCTGGTTGTTCACGGTCAGATAGCCGGTGATCTCTACGATCGGTGCATCCAGCACGACGCGGAGCGGCGCGGTCACCGTGATCTGGTTCTTGCTCATGTCCATATCGACCACCAGCGTGCCGTCGTCACTGCGTAGCTGGCAGGTGCCGGAACTGGCTGGTGGCGTGCTGCCGCGAAGCTGCCCGCTGCCGCCGAGGACGCGCTTCTGGCTGCGCACGCCCATGACCACGAAGGCGTCGGTGATGTCGTGCATACGCCAGTCGGACGGCGACTGCGTGCCACCGTGCGCGAACCAATTGTCGATCGAGCGCTCGGAGAAGCAGATCAGGCATTCATCGCCAGCGGCGACCGGGAATGTCAGGATGTAGCCACCGCCCTGCGGGAAGTGGACCGGGCAGTCCTGGATCGGCTTGATGTCGAAGGACGTGCGTTTGCCGTTCTTGTTGAGTTGGATGGCCTTGATCGCCGGCTGCACCGTCGCCGTCATCTTCGCGGCGTTGTAGCTGACGATGTATCCCGGCATCGACGTGTGGGTCTGCGCCTGTCTGCCATCCATTGCCGCCTGGAGCACCTCGATGTCGTGCGGAAACCGCTCGCGATCATCGAAGGCGTCCTGGCTGGTGCTCTGGTTCTTGGCGGTGACGACCGTATCGTTCATGGCGACGGTGATCCGGGGAAGGGGATCCAATAGAGATGCCCACCGGGCACCGTGCCGAGGGTGGTGAAACCCGGCACCGCATCGGGGAAGCCGTCCGACTGCACCACCAGCGCGCCGCCAAATTCCAGATAGCGATACTGCGCCAGCAGATCGGCTCCGGTGACCAGCGGCACCCCGCAGAGGATGGGCACCCCGGCAGCGTCGGCGAAGTCCACGACCCAGCCGCCCATGCCGATCTGGCTGTCGCGATAGCTGAAGGTCAGCGTCAGACGATTGCCCGCTAGCGTGATCGGGAAGACCTGCGGCTGTCCTGTCAGCGGTATCTCATAGATCGAACCGCTCAATCATTGCCTCCGCCGAAGATGCCACGGAAAATCGTGCCAAGCGTGCCGCCCATCGGCAGTTTGCCCTGACTGCCTCCCGTGGCATGCAGGATGCTCTCGGGCTGGGTCTGGCCGGTGCTCTCGGGCGATTGCGTCTGGCTGGGCTTGCTCTGGTTGCTGCTCGCGGGCTGCTGCGTCGTGCTCGCCTGGGCGAACATGATCTCCTGCATCCTGACTTCGAGGATACAGGCGTATTCCGTGTGATGGTCGTTGCGCACGGAGATGTTGGTGATCACCATCGCCGGATAGGTGCGCTTGCCCGCCGTCAGTTGGAACGGCTTCACCGACCCGACCGGGCTGGTCTGGTTCTGCGTGACGTTCGTGGTGTATTGCAGATCCAGGAGCTTCTTATACATCTCCTTGGCGCGCTGCTCGGTCGCAGAACTCCATAGGCTCTGTCCCGCCGACAGCAAGCCGCTGCCGATGTCACCTGTCGAGATGCCGGTGGAGATGCCCGTGCTGATCGCGCTGCCGATCGCCCCCGAATTCGAGAACCCGATCCGCATCGTGCATTGGCTCGGCTGACGGAACGCATGGTCGTTCATCGGCGAGCCGGTGGCGACCGGATGTGACGTGACTTCCAGCCGATCCTCGAAATTCTCCTCGATCGTTACATCCGGGATGATGGACCCGATGCTGCGGGGCTGGCGGATGAAGGCGAGTGCCTGCCCGAGCAGGCTGTCCGTGCCGACCTGCTGGGCGACAGCGGGGAGCGCCTGCAAGCCGATATTGGTGAGCGTGCTGCCTGCGCCGCCGAACGCACCGGAGATCAGCCCGCTCATCGGACAGCCTGTCGCAGACTGCGGACCTGTTCGCGATTGACCTGGGTCTGCTTATCAGCCACCGCCGTCGCCGTCGAAGGCGCATTCGGGCCGTGCTGAAGGTTGATATTAGTGTTGTTGTTCTGCACCACCTGAGAACCCTTGCCACCGACGCCGCTGACCGGAGCTACACTCGGCATCGCGGTAAGCGGCCCATAGCGTGCCACGTGACCAGGGCCATACTTTTCCAATCCGGGATCGCCGCCGCTCTCGCCTTCATGAAAGACGGTCCAGGCTTTCTCCTGCCCGTGCGCGCGTGCCAGATGTTCCCAGATGCGACGATACTGCGGGCTATGGCTTTCCTCCCACCAGAACGCCAACTGCGTATCCAGCTTGCGGATATCCATGTGATGCTCTGCGGCGAATTTGCGCAGCGCAGCGAGGCGTGGGCCGATCCACTGCATGAGACCGTAGGCCCGACTGCTTGCTTCGTTGTAGCCGCCACCGCCCGAGGTGATGTCGGGCCGCAGACCGCTTTCAGCTTCCCAATTGCTGACCCAGGCGGCAGCATCCTCCTTGGACAGCCCGTATTTGCTTTGCAGGATACCCATGACCTCGGCTTCTTTCGCCGGGTCGCCTGATGGGCCAACGCCACCAGCGCCTTGGAACAACCGACCGACGATGCCCTGCGGCTGCTGCACCGATCCGGTCGTCGGGTCCATCTCGCTCTGGTTCTGGAAGATCGATTTGAGGAAGTCCCAGAAGCCCTCCGCGCCCTCCTTCAGGACCTCCTGCACCTCCTTGTTGGTGAACAGCCATTCGCCCGCCTTGTAGATCAGTGCCGCAATGGCTGCGCCGATCAGTATCTCGCCGACACCGGATGCGAAGGCCGCGACACCCGTGCCCGCAGCAAGCGCGCCACCAGCCGCCGCGCCCGCTCTTCTTGCGGCGACGCCGCCGAGCAGACGACCGAGGCCACCGAGACCGAGCGCCCCGCCGACGCGACCGAGGATGCCGCCGATCATCCGGAAGAAACCGCGCGGGCCGAAGATCAGCATGCCCCACAGCGCGATGTTCTCCAGGTGCCCGGCGACCTTCTCCAACCAACCGAGCCACCCGTCATCCGGCTTCGACTTGAACGCCTTGTCAAAGGCGCTCCAATCGAACATCGATTTGCCCTTCTGCTGCCAGACCATGTAATCGTCCAACAACAAGAGCAGCATCGACAGCGCGGCGATCGTTTTGCCGAACGGGGTGCGTAGGAGCGCAAGGCCGAGCAGAGCGATGGCATCGAAGACGTATTTCAGCCCGGTCGGTAGTCGCTCGAACCACGTCAGCATGCGGTCGAAGACGCTGGCCGCGACATCCAGCAGCCGGAAGAACATGCCCACGAGATCAGCCATGATCCGCAGGAAGTCACGGATCGTCGGCATGTGCTTCTGGATGAGTTCAAACCAGTGCTGGAAGACCGGGATCAACTGGTTGAATAGCTGCGCCCCGAAATACTGGCGCATCGCCGAGAACATGATGCCGAATTCCCGGAAGACGTGCATCATCTTCTCGGCCTGTTCGGACCATGTCTTCATCCAGCTATCGACGCCGCCGGCACCGACACCGAAAACGTTGCCGCGTATGCCTCGGGCCTCTTCTTCCTCTCGGGCGAACCTCCCCGTCGCCAGTCGCAGACCGAGTTCAGGCGAGATGCCCATGCGCTGCTCCCAGCGCAGCGCCAGCCAGTAATTCGGATTGTTGGGATCGGCCCCGCCCATGCGGGCCAGGATCGGACCGAGTTGCCGTAGCTGCCCGACCGTATCGGTCGCGGTGACGCCGAGGCCGCGCATCAATGACTGCGCAGCAGGCCCCATGTAGCGCGTCCAATTGCTGAAGCCTGCGAGACTGGCATTGGCGGCATCGGTGGACATGCCGAGCAGTTGCAGAGCATCGGAGGCGGCCATCAGGTCGCCAACGCTCTGGCCCATCTGCTGACCCATCCAATACCATTTCTCGCCGGTCTCAGCGAGCTTCTTGGTCAACTCCGTCAGGCCACCGATCAGCGTGGCGATTTCGAGGTTGATGCCGAGCGCCGAATGGGCGAAGTGCTTTAGACCTTCGAGGAACTTGTTCTCGGACGCCTTATCGACGACGTATTTAACCGATACGAGATATTCTTCGAGGATGTTTGCCATCAGCCACCTCCTCCCGGCGGCACGATGGGATTGGTCACGATGTCTGTATACCAGGGCTGCCCGCGATTATCGCCGTGGTGATGCACCGAGTAGACGCCATATTTGCCGTCGTCCTCGACCGGCGCTGTGGCGGACAATTCAGCCACGGTGTCGGCATCCGGGCTGACCGATGAGCCGTCGCTTTTCTGAACCTGCTTGATGATGTCCTTGTTGTTGATCCGGATGGTCATGCCGGGACGGATCTGATAGTGCAGCAGGCATTGCACATGCAGACCTTGGCCGATTTCCTGCGATGGGATGTTGATCAGGCCGTTGCCGATGTTCAGTTCGATGTCGCTGGTGGACAGTTGCTCGCCGGGGCCGAGCATGTAGAGTTTGCCGCCGTCGATGAAGCAGCGCGCATCCAAGGTCTGCGAGAGGTCGCGCAGGATGTCCATCGGCATGCCGTAGAGCGTGCGACCACGCGGATCGGCGGGCATGTTTTTGGCGAGAGCGGTGATCTGCCCCTTGGTCACACCGTAGGGTGCCATCACCGCCAGGACGGCGTTGATCACGTCCTCCCCGGTGCTACCGGCGGGCAGCGCATGATTGACCGGGGTCCAATTATAGATTTGGTCCTTTGTCGCAGCGAAGATTTCCAACACGGTATCGACCGGACTGGACTTGCCCTTCTTGAAGTAGGTGATGGTGCCGCTGAATAGCTCGCCGTAGCGTGCCTTCTCGTAGCCGCCATAGAGCGAGACGCTGCTGTATTGCTGAAGCACGTCCTTGACCAGCAATTCCGGCGGCGGGTTATGGACCACCATGTGCGCGGTCTGGAAGGTCTGCATGCAGGCGAGATTGACATCGAATTGGATGTGGAAATTCGCCAGCGATGTCGCATCGGCCTCGGTCTTCTCACCGCTGTCGGTCGCGATCACCAAGTCCCAACGGCGCATCCACAGCGCGGACGGCGGCGGGGGATCGCGCTTCGCGGTGACGACGGTTTCCGGCAGGGTGGCGTTGACATCGCTATTGTCGGTCATCGGTCACGGTTCCGCTCCTGCCATTCATGGAGACGATATTCGTTTTCGTCGGTAACGTTCAGAGCGTCGTTGGCGACCAGGACGTATTCGAGGTCTAGCGTGCCATCCAGCAGGCTCTCCATGCGATAGACGCCGCGTATCGCCGGTCGCATGAGATACATTTCGCCGTCATCTAAGGAGACGAACTCAATGTCTGGAGTTCGGTCTGGACCTCGTTGCCGACCCCCTCCGGCAAGACGCCGAAGAAAAAACCCGTCAGATTGTCCTGCAAGACCTCATTGCAGATACGCATGAGCGTCGGCAGGTTGTCGATGTCGTCGAACATGATCCGGTTCGCCCTGGGGTTCCACACATCGGCCCAGGTGGCTGCCGAGCCGTTGGCCCCTGATAGCCTCTGGGTCATTTGCAGGCACATTTGCAGGACGTAGTTACAGTCCTCATCGGTGACGTGACTGAGCGCGCGGGCGAACGGCTTCGCCACCACCAGGAAACCCTTCAGTCCATCCAGCCCGGTCGTAGCGTCGTCCTGGCGCGTCGCCTGCGCCGCTTCCAGGGCCTCCCGTAGCTCCTCGTTGGTAAAGACTTCCGAGATCACCGGAGCCAGCCTGCGAGCGCAGTGGAACTGCTGGAAGGCATTCATCTTGCGCGCCCGGTAGTTATGCGCGCCCACCTTGAACTCGATCATGATCAGTTACCTGTGCCGTCTCCGAGGATGTGATTGATCGCACCGCAATCGAATACCCATTCGAGTATGCCGCCGTCCTTCGCGTAGGCGATATTCGGTGCCCTCTGGATCGCGACACCGCTGCAAGTGATCGTATCGCCACGTGCCGGATCAGATACCTGGATGGTGTTCTGGCCCCACAGCGCCGACGACACCCGCTGCGTGTCATAGAGTTGCATGAGCATCTGATTGGTCGGCGAGGTCTTCAGGAACCGGATGGTCGCCGTGCCACCGTTGCCTGCGTGCAGGCTGTGCATCCATGAGCCGTCTGCGCCCATGGTCATCGTGTTCTTCGGTTCCAGCATCGCGACGGTGATGCCCTCTTCGGCATTGGCGCTGCCGTAGCCAAGTGCGAAGGAGCCGCCCGGCCCGACGATCGAGGCGGTGACATCCATGAACGAGTATGTGCTGCCGGTTGCCATCAGGGCTTCCTTTCAGGAGCAGGACCGATTGTGACATGGTTTGGGTCCGCGACGACAGGTTCAGGATCGCAGAAGACCCGGACGTTCCACCCGAAAATGTAGCAGATAGAGTGCCCTGGCGGAGCAGAGCAGGCTGTCAGAGACAGCAGCGCCGCCCACAGCCATAGCCATGAGCGGCGCATGAAGGTCAGTCTAGATTACTTGTGCGGGGTCGGGTGCTCGCCTTCGGGTAGCTGCGAGCCGACCGGGATGACGACATAGCCCACGCCCGGCACCCAGACAACGATCATGCCTGGATTGCCCGGAGGTGCCGGATCACCCGGAGGCGGGATCACGATGGGATGCGAGGGAATGCCAACGATAGGATGCGTCGGATACACCGGAGCATCGCCGCCCGGAGGATTGTAGATCGGGTGCTCAGGCTTACCGCCAGAAGGAGGCGGCTCGACAATCGGATGCGTCGGCTGCCCTGGCGGTGGCGTCGGCTGGATCGGATGCGTCGGCTGACCCGGAGGCGTCCCACCGGACGGCGGCTGCTCGCCACCCTCACCAGGAGGCACGATAGGATGTGCTGGGTGCGGTGGCTTCGGCCAGATACCCACGGGCGGATCAGGCGGCAGCACGATGGGATGACCTGGCAGGATCGGCCAGATCATATCGGGCGGCGGCGGGATCGGCGGCAGGACGATCGGATGGCCCGGCGAAGGCGGGATCGGGTGGGTCGGATACCCTGGCGATCCTCCTCCTGGCGGGACTATCGGCCCGCCGCCGACCTCCGGCAGATGGACCTTGCCGACGATAACGGCATCGAAGGTAGGCATACAGGTTCCTTTCAGTTGGTGATGCGTCAGTGCCGCGTGTAGCATGGATGCATGGAGCGTGTCTCGGTCTCTCTCACGACCCAACAGTTGGCATGGCTCCGCAAGGAGGCGAAGCGGCTCGGGATCAGTATCGGAGAGCTTTTGCGCCGCCTCATAGATCAGTCGAGGAGCAGATGAATACACCAGAAGGCTGGGAAAAGATGCGCCGAACCATGGCCACACCCGAGTTCAAGGCCAAACGATCACGGATTTCCCGAGAAGTTCACAATCGTCCCGGCATGAAGGAGCGCAAGTCCGCCAAGACCAAGAAGACGATGGCCGATCCGATGTTTCGGGCAAGGCGGGCAGCGGTAAAGCCTTGAAGTCCACAACCGCCCTGAAGTGCGCGGCAGCAAAAGTGCGAAAGTCAGTGCAAATTACCAGGACCCCGCGCTTCGCATCAAAACTGGCAATACGAAGCGCGGGCGTGTGTGGATCAACGATGGCATCAGGCAGAGATGTATATTCCCAGTAGCGCCGCTGCCGCATGGCTGGCAGCGAGGCCGACTGTGAGCCAGCCGACGGCTCTATTCACATTTACAATGCAGTCAGCGAAGTGGATCGCGCCTGCCAGCTTCACCAGTGCCTGGATGGTCGGGGCGATCCTCTGCTCACGGATGCTCTGCGGCTGCGAGGCGACCTGCGGGGCATAGACGTAGTAGCCGGCGGCTAGCTGCTGCCCGGTCTTGACCTGACCGAGCGGCGGCCCGTTCCACTGACCGGGCGCGATCATGCCATTCTGGACCCCGATGTCACAGCTTCGCGCCACCGTTGTCGTCAGGACATGCACACCGCTGTCGGTCTGCGGCACCTTGGTCGGCGACGTGTAGAGCGTATTGAACAGGTCGGTGGCGATCTGGTTTTGCAGCCAGTCGGCGTTGTGCCGCTCATCGAAGAACATGCCCGACGCCATGACGCCTTCCTGGATGATTGCCGCATCGTTGCTGTAGGCCACAAAGACGTTGCAGCGCTTCGCCTTCAGGGTAGCCGCCTGACTTTCGGTCAACTGCTCGGCGGCGACGCCCGGCTCCTGCTTGAATTTGAGCGTGATCACCGTGTTCTGCCCCTGGAAGTCCACCGTGAAGGCCCGACCGAACATCGAGGACACGGCATAGGGACTGGACGTGCTGAATTGACCAAAGGTCCGATTGAAGCCGAGATCCTTCATGGAGGATGCGATGTCGTTTGTCACGCTGCTGGCCAGCACATTGGTATCCTGCGTCGTGTAGCCATAGATCGAATAGGGCTGGCAGCCTTCGATGAAGCCCGCCACCGCCAGTTCGTCCTGCGTCGCCAGCATGTCGTTCGCGGGTGTGGCGAAGGTCAGGCCATACCACTCAGGATGCGCGCGCAAGGCGGTCGCGCAGGCCAGCGCGGTCTCTGCGGCGATCCCGTTCACCGGAGGCAGCGCCTTGCCGCTGGTCAGGCCGAGTAGTGACGACACATCCTGTCCTGACCCGGTTGAGGTCGCATAGCCGAGCGTCGAGGTCGGGCCGGTGCTATTCGCCTCGATGGTAAACCGCGAGCCGTCCCACCAGCAATGCGCGCCGATCAGGGCGGATGAGATGATGCTGGCGGCCCCGTTGAGGTTGGTGATCCCGGTAAAGTTCATGCCCGCCGTGCCTTGGACGACCTGCGCCCCGGTGGCGGCGGTGAGACGCAGGGTGGCGCTGACATCCGTGCCAGAGGCCGGTGCCGTCGCATAGGCCATGGTGGACGAGGTGCCCTGGGTCGGCGACGTGATGATGAATTGCTGCTGTGCGGCACTCCACGTCACATGGGCGTTTGGCGTCAGAGCGGTGTTAATGGCTGCCGCCGCGTCGGTGAGGTTCTGGATCGTGGTGAAGTTGATCGGCCCGGTGTCGTGCGCCGTGCCGTTCACGCTGACCGAGAACGCACCGTTGCTGATCGCCTGCAAGTCGGACAGGAGCGTGGTCTGATCGTTCGCCGTGAAGAAGCCGGACGACAGTGTAGCCGCCGATGGCCCTACACTGCGGGCGGAGCCGTCGATCGAGATCGACATGGTGCCGTTGGTGATCGTATTCAGCGAGGACAGCAAGGTGGTCTGCTGCTGGGTGCTGAATATCTGGCCCTTCAGGACTGCCGAGGTCGCCGTCTGGGCGAACCGTCCGATATAGAGGATCGATGGCTGCGGCGACTGCGAGAAATACAGGTCGGCGGCCAGATACTCCGGGGCGGTCGAACCGAAGTCCGAGACCACCTCGTCCAGGGTGGCATACTCGCGCAGGCGCTCGGACACATCGATCACGTCCGACGCCCCGGCGATGCAGAGGACGCCGAAATTGCGCACCGGGACCGCAAGAGGTGTAAGGTTCACGCTGACGTTGACGACATCAGACAAAGCTAGTCCCGGCATGGGTTTTCCTTTCGACGGAGGGAAAGATGGCGTATCGGCAGTTCCAGGTGTCCTGGCGGGCGCTCGACCTCACAGGTGACACCGCGACGACCAGCGGAGCGAAGCGGGTGGACTTCTCGGGCGGCTTTCAGCCGAATTGTCAGACCGACCTGCCCTATCCGGCACAAGGCATAGGAGCCTACACCGCGCGATGCACCGACTGCGGCGCAGTGGTGTCCGTCGGCACGACCGGCGAAAAGAACGATCCGATCACCCTGACCATCGCGTGCCTGCCGACCAGGACCGGCGTGCAATATCTGGACTAGGGCGGATCGTAGAGGATCGTGTCCTCGCGCACCTGGATCGTCTCGCTGGCGACCTCGGTGTTGATCGTCACGTCGGCACCGGCCAGATCGCGGATCGGATAGGTGCGATAGGTCGCCGCACGGAACTCCATGCGCAGATCGGCGCGATCGATATACTGCTGGTTCATGATTTCCGGCACGCGCATGATGTCGTGGACCGTGCGCAGTTTCAGACCGACTGACCGCAGCGGTTCATAGTTCTGCGGGACATACAATGCGTCGCGGACCCGTGCCGCTGTCGCATCCGCACCGGGGCCGTAGAACGTCGCGAGCACTGTGATCGTCTGCTGACGGTGCATGACGGTGTATCCCGGCTTGTCGGCACCGGGCAGGAATTGCACCCCGACATGATCCAGGTAGGGGTATTCGTCGGCCTCCACGTTAAGCACGCCGACCGAGGCCCAGGTCACATCGATGTCGGGCTGCACAGGCGGCGTTGGCTGCCAGCGCTGGCGCACAAGGCTTCCCGGCAACCCGGAGAGGGCGGCGATCGTCTGCTGCAAGGCTGACTGGAAGTCGCCGACCGACGGTGGCGGCGGCGGCACATCGACAATATAGCCGCCCGAGGCGCTGTCGTTGACGCTCGCGCTCATTGGTTCAGCCGGTTCCTATGTGCCCGCAGCCAGTAATCCAGTTCACCGGCCTTGCTCTTTGCCATCATGAGCGGGACGCTGCCATCGGCGTGTGGCTGCGATTGCAGGAAGCCCATCACCCGATCGCGGAATTCATCCAGGTCAGGATACGCCCCAACCGGCAGGATGCCTTGCGGCTTGCGCCCAGCAGCCTGGGCCTGCTCCTCGACGGTGACGGTGTCTGGTAGGTCTGTCATCCTTGGCTCACTTTCAGCACGTCGCCGTTTGCGGTGTCTACCCAGACTTGACCGAGGACGTGCGGATCGGTGGTCGGGTAATTGCTGAGGATCAAGCCGCCGAGGGTGAAGGAGGTCGAGTTCGGAAAGGCGAAGGTGGTCCCGAACGCCGCGAAGTCGCCGTAGAGTTCAATCGCCCCGGTCTGGCGGGTGACGTTGAACATATCCGACATATAAGTGCCGTTGTCGTCATAGCGTCCGAAAGCGATGTCCGTGCCCGCGTTGTTG